TCCTCGTCAAAATCTGCGGTTGGAATAAATACGCTTTCAGTATCTAGTTCCTTTAGTTCATCTAACATAGATTGGTATTCGTCTGCTAGTTCAGCCCAGCGGTCTGTTTTTGTATCAAAACTGTAAGTCATTTATAATTCTCTTTTCTTTTTCTTTATAGTGGAATTGTAGCATAGGGGTCTGACATTATCAACACGACACGCCGTGTTGGGCGGTGTGACTTACGCCACACGCTGTTCAAATACCCACTTACTTTCATTAGGGGAAAGATAGCGGTGAGAGATAAGACCCTCAGAGGCTACAAGATAGACATACGCCATACGGCTAATGTAGTTACCATTAGAAAGGCGGAATAGGAAAGGGGACTTAGTATTGCTACTAGCCATAGGGTGAGTAGGTTCTACTACTACTGTTATTTCATTTAGTGAATTCATTTTGAATTCCTTTCTTTATAAATCTTTGACAACCTTTGTCAATTTCTTATAATGGAATTATAGCATAGGGTACTGACAAATTTCAACTTACTAGCCAGTAATTCCAAATACTGAGACGCTCAGCGTATGTGTTCTTAGTCACATGCGACACGCCCGAGTGCGCCGACACAAAAAGCTGGGCATGTCAAGTAGACACGCCCTGCGTTATTATTGTTTTAGTGATTTCTTGCAACCAGTATATGGGCAATATATATGTGTAGATCTGTGCACTGTATATCCATAGTGTTGCACTGTGTGCTTAGGTGTATGGTATGTCTTAGCATAGGCGGGGGTAGGGATGAGTAGTGCTATCATCACTATAACTATAAGTCTTTTCATTATTCATTACCCCATGTCTTTACATCTTGATACATAGCATACATAAGTAGAGAGAGTGGCACTATAGATAGCACCATGATAGTACGAAGGATATAGGTAAGGATAGTCATTACTTGACACCCATTACTAGGCTCATGTATCGCTTAGCGATAAGCACAGCCTTTGGATTTAGAGTAGTAGTGAAACGAGATGAACCCATTTCGCTAGGGTATTTATTATTTATACGCTGTGCGATACGCACAGGTAGAACGGGAGTCTTATAGTAGGCACTAGTAGCCTCTACACCAAACTCATCTTTAATTTCATTATATATAGTGTTCATTTTATGAACCTTTCTTTTATTCTAGTTGATAACCTTTATCAACTTTCAATACTGTAAGTATAACAGAACGAATAGACAAAAGTCAAGCCCAAAACAGCCTTTTTTATGTGATATAGACCACATTATGAGCGTGGAATGGTATCAAAACGGACATTTCGGGCGCACTATAAAATTTTGGAATGCCTTTTCAAAAAGTGTATCATACAAAATAATTGGCCATTAACATTTTGATCAATTTGAAATTAGTGTGACGCACGTCACATTATAAGATCAGCGGCAGAAATGCTACAATAATGATATGCAATCTTGTGATAAATGTTGGCGGGAACATCTGGAAACAATCCATTGTATATATGGAGTGTTTAGATATTGTGGATTACACGCAAAAGAGCTGAAAATAAAATTGTATGAAGAAAAAGAATTATATTTTTAAATTCCTAGATCAATATCTGTAAAATCAAAGTTTTCATAGAAGCCATCAACGACTCTATTAGATAAAATTAGATACAAAGCTTGGCGGGATACAGAAAGATCATTAAAATCAAATAGATCAAGATAATCAAGAGCAATATTTGCATCTTCTATAGATACAGCATGCTTTCCATTTAGTGGAGAAGCTGAAATTTTATCAAAACATTTATTTACAAGGCTTAAATCTCTTAAAATTTTGTCGGGAGTCCAAGAATCTTCTCCTCTATCCTTTTTAGCAGGATAAATATGGCATGGAGAGATAGCAAATGTGCCTTTTGTCCATTCTACATCAGGAAAAGTAGCTTTTATAAAATTTTCTTCATATTTGTAGTATTCAATTAGAGATAAAACCTTTGGATTTTCATTTTTAAGAGCATCTCTCCATCTTTTATCAGCAATATGTTGTTTTCCATTGCGATTTCTTGATTGTGAAAAGACGGGGAGTCTAGAAATAAGATTACTAGCCTTTATATGAGCTAGATCAAACTCTTTTCTCTCTATCTGATAGTTAACTTCCTCTAGAGAAGATCTCCTAGGTCTTTGTTTGCCTAATTCAGACAATTCTTCATCAGTACATTCAAGGAGATACTCTGTTTGGATATAATGTGCTTCTAAACCTTTTTTAAGATGTGCAAAACCAGACTTAGGAATAAAAAAAATATACTTGTTGGTATGAATACCATATGAGTCTTCAACAGGACCATAATACATATCGCTTACAATATCACTAATTCTCATTTGTCATATCTTCCTGAAGCAAAGAGTCTTGTAGGTCAGCTTCAGCTGACTGTTCTTCTTCAAATATAAAAGAGGCGGGAGGAGCAAGGACTTCTCCTTGCGTGTGCAATTGGCTAAGTCCCTTAGCATCCGCACCTAGCTTATCTGCAATAATACTTAACATATCATAGTTACGCATCTCTTGGATATATATAGCACCTAGAAGTTCACGCATATTCTCCATTATAGCCATATATGTTCCTTCTGGCTTATTTGGATCCTTTAGTTCACTCATCTATCTCTCCTAGTATTTCTTTAGTAATATGATCCCACTTTTTGGCTTCCATCCCCGCCGAATTGTTTATAACCAAATCACCATCTTCATTACTAATAGTATACAGCCAAGATTTGGGATTATCTAATGTTACCTTACCTACCAAGATATTGTCAAGGTGGATCGTTATACTAAAATTGTCTTCATTTGGGTCATGTGGCTCTATATAGGCTCTTTCTATCCAGACTTTAACCATGTGATGGCTCTAAAAGCGGATAGTCTTCATCCATCATTTTATTAAATTCTTCTGAGCCTATCCAGAATATGTTGCCTAAGACCCTCCAGGCAAAGTTTGATCCATTTTCCAGATGATATGATATGGCCCAAGACAGAACTTCTGCATCCAGTTTCCGTCCCGCCTCAATGAGCATGGTGTACTCTACTCCTCTTATTGTACGAGTAGAGAATATAGAATTACTTATTGAAGGTTTGAATGTTTCTGGCATTTGCTCATTTGTGAGCCAGTCGCACTTAAATATCTGACATGGGCTAATAGGCCTATCTGCATAAGACCCGCATCCTTCTCCTATTTTGACAAATTGACATGGAACCACTTTACCGTCATCGTCTATACCCATCATCTTTCCCTTGATATCGGCCTTTAAATAGCCCTCACAGCACTTTGTACAAGTTCCGCAAGACCTATTGTTGACTATGGGTAGAAAATCCATTATTTGATCAATTTCAAACTATGAGGAAACTTCTCTTCTGCCAAAACGCTCACTTGACGAGCAAGCTCTTGTATCTCGTATTGTGCATCATGAGGAAGTCTTTGTTCTAAGAAATTCATTACTCCGTGCAAACTCACTGTCCAACGATATCTGACATACATTCCATATGCAGGTAAAAATAATCTTGCTAACTCTGGTGCTACGCCTACTGAAAGGGCTTGGTTGTACAATACCATTCCTTCTTCGGCATACTTGTTAAGTTTTGTAGTTAAGTCTATTCCAAAGCCAGAAGTAATTGGTTCTCCAGATCCCTGCTTTGAATTTTCAGGGGCAGATCTCCAAGAATATGGACTTGGTATATAGAATTCTTCATTTTCAGTTACATATCTCCTTGACGACTCATTCCATCCGTTTTGATCATCAACAAATGTAGATGCTACTGCATATTTCCAATGTTGTCTTGCAACCATAAGTGGTGCATAAATTTCAAATGATAGAACTGCATGTCTAAATGGTGAAGTATGTTCTTCTTTCCAAAGGAAATCAATTAACTTCCCGTCCCGCTGACTCAATTCGCCTTCGGGGGTAAGTGATGATTGTTTATTATATGAGACTCTTGCAGAATTTGCTATATCTAAGTCTGTACCCATATGATTTACTAAACCCACATATCCTTTATCAAGATATGGAAGGTATCCTTCTGGTAAATTATTCATTACTGATAAATCAACCTAAATGCTAGATCTCCAGGAGTTGTGAATGCATGTGGCTTATCTGAAACTTTAATCTTTGCATAACTATAGCACATTGCGACAAGTTGAGAGCAAATTACACTCTTTTCATTCTCCGCAAATTTTCTCAATTTGGCAATTATCTTGAGTCCAAGTATTTTAAGGGCAATTACAAGAATTGCACCAAAGCCATAAGGCTCACCAACCATTTGCTTTGCTCTCTTGACAATTTTTTGTCTTTGAGCTTCCGTCAGTTGTTCATGTTGGTTCCAAGCAATATCTTTATATTTAGATACATTTGAAATTGCTACTCCCTTTGGATTAGCCTCTACGATCTTCCCGTCTCCAATATAAATAAAAGCATGGTTCCATCGGGAGAGTGTGCCAACCCTAATTAACATACCCATCCAACCATTAGTTTTGACTACCCCATAATCGCCCATAGCTGGCATATAAGTCACTTTGATACCACCGCAATAAACTGAGCCATTGGGAAGTTAATTCCTGGGTCCTGGTGCCCTCCAGAGACTTTTAAAGCCCTAGAGATATCAGCATGCGTACAAATTCCCTTCAAAACTTTGTTTCCATTGTGAATAGCAACAATTTCGGAATCTGTGAGGTGATGTGCTGGAATTCCATATTTAGCCATATCTTTTTTTACTTCGCCTTCAGCAAGAGTAATAACGGCAGACTCATATGCATCTGCCCATTGTGCTGCAGTATTATTTGCATGACCTGTCAGCTCATAAGATTTTGAAACTAAGTTCAACGGGAAATCGTCAACGGCCCATGCCGTGTCAACATCATCTACGGAAATTTTAACTACTTTATTATCAATCATTTCGTGAGCACTTGCCTGTGGTGCTGTACTTCCAGCAAACCATTGTTCTAAATGCACTGCTTGTCCAGGGAGTTCTTGGTTTTCGGCACTGTGTAGTACTAGAACTTGAATTGCGTGTCCTTGTCTACCCTTCGTATAATTCTTCGCTGTTGTCGTCATTTGTAAACCTCTTTACTTTCTCTAAAATGTTTTCATAAAGCTGTTGTCCAGCCCAATTCCTATAGCCACACGCTAAACAGTGTAGCACAATTTTTTCATCTTCGCTAGAATGGATCAGAGGGAAAACTGCTGGTTCATCCCCCTGATGCATCGGACAAGCCAAAAAATCAACCTTGCCCTCAAGGGCTAAATTGTAGTAGGCTGAAAAGACTTGGTTAAGCATTGTTCTGTCACATATCCCATTCTAATGTTGGCCTTCTTGAATACTGAAGAAACATACTGCATTACAGTTGGGTTCCCTGGAACTCTCAGATTCCAAGTATTCATGTTTCCTGCTCTTGAAGGCAAAAAGTGCGCTGCCACTGCCTTTTCCCAATTGTGATATTTGGCGTATGAAGCTTTTAATTCTCCAATTATTCTCATGTCTTGAACCCAAGCGGGTGCCTGACAAGCGGTTTTGTATCCCATAAAATTATTCCAAGTTGATGGCATATATTGGTATGCACCACATGCACTACTTGAATATGAATGACGGGAGTATGCTGTTGTTCCGCCAGTCTCATGAGACTTAATTGCATTTGCTAGTCTAGAGATAAAAACACTATCACTTACTTTGGAATTTAAACTTAATCTAACATTGTAAAGTGGCATTAAAAAAGTTTTTCCAGAGGATAGGTCTTTAACTAAATAATTAGATTTTAGCTTACTCTTTATCTTTTTATTATATTTAATATAATCTATATTAATAATATCTTTTATATTAACTAAGTTATTATATTTATTAATATATAATATATTATGATTGTACACTATGAGTTGCCTCATTTGTGCATTAACTGGAGAAATATCTCCAAAAAATAATGTGATAATCATCACACATATCATAATCCATACTGTTCTTAGCCTTACTTTGTTCATATTTTTCAATTTGAACCTCCTGGGGTAAATAGTCGTAAATACTAGTTTATCATGATATACTAAGAAAAACAAGGCGGGGTATAGTTTGAAAGTCTCTTTTACAGGTGCACCTGAGTGGATGGATAGAAATGTTGGCTATGGTGAAGCATCATTTCATATATTTGAAGAACTTGGTAAACAAGGAATTGAATGTGTAACACGCTCACTAGAGCCTAATATTGGTATATCATTTATTCAACCAGATAAATATTCATTTGCTATAAATCAATATAGAATTGGTTATACACCTTGGGAATCAACTGAAATTTTTCCTTCTTGGAAAGTACCTCTAGCAGAACTTGTTGATGAAGTATGGGCAACTAATGAATACACAGCAAATGTTTTTAGACAATATACAAGTAAGCCAGTATTTATATATCAACATGGTGTAGAGGATACTTGGATTCCAAAGAAAAGAAATTTAGATAAGTCCCGCCCACTTAGATTTCTACATATCGGTGAGCCATCGTCTAGAAAAGATGCTCAGATGGTTGTAGATGCTTTTATATCTGTATTTGGCGATGATCCGAACTATGAATTAATTTTAAAGTGTACTGGATTAAATACAACAAAGGTTTATGATCCAATTACAAAAAAGGTGTATGGATCACCTGGAGCATTTTATAAAAATATAAAAACAATTGAATCAATGCTATCAGTAGAACAAATAAATGGTCTATATGATTTATGTGATGTATTCGTTTACCCTAGCTGGGGAGAAGGTTTTGGTTTTAATCCACTTCAAGGAATGGCTAAAGGAATTCCAACAATCTGTACGGCAGGTTGGGCAAGTTATGCAAATTACATAACGCTACCGATAGATTCTGTTTGGGCTCCATCCCCTTGGCCAATAATTCATCCAGGAAATATGATGAAGCCAGATTATCAGCAATTAAAAGAACATATGTTGAATGTTGCACAAGACTATGAAAGATATAGTGACATAGCTTACAAAAACTCATTTTTGGTTCATAAAGATTTTAGTTGGGCCCGTGTTACAAAACCAGCAGCAGAAAGATTGAAAGAAATTCAAAAACAGCATTTTTAGAATTTCTTTGTGGTACACTTAAGTTCTAACAAATTCTAACAATAAAACAGGAGACCAAAAAATGTCTAATACTATTTCTAACCCATATGAAAATTTCATTGCACTATCTCGTTACGCCCGTTGGCTAGAAAACGAGAATAGACGAGAGACTTGGGGAGAAACTGTAGACCGATACTTTAACTTTATGGTTATTCAATTGCGTGAAAAACATGGATATGTTCCTGACGATAAAACTCTTGCAGAACTTCGTGATGCAGTATTTAATCGTAATGTCATGCCTTCAATGCGTTCTGTTATGACGGCTGGAGCAGCACTAGAAAGAGAAAATGTTTCAGGATATAACTGTGCATTCCTTCCAGTGGACAATGCAAGATCATTTGATGAAGCGATGTATATTTTAATGTGTGGCACTGGTGTTGGATTCTCTGTTGAGTATAAATACATTAATAAACTCCCGCCACTTCCTGAAACACTTGAAAAATCAGATACAGTCGTTATTGTTGGAGATTCTAAAGAAGGTTGGGCAAAAGCATATCGTGAACTACTAGGCTTGCTCTGGGCAGGACAGATTCCTCAAATTGATATTAGCAAAGTTAGACCTTCTGGTGCTCGTCTTAAAACAATGGGTGGTAGATCATCGGGCCCACAGCCACTAGTAAATCTTTTTGATTTTACAATTCAAGTATTTAAAGGAGCACTTGGTCGCAGCCTTAAGCCAATTGAAGCTCATGACATTATGTGTAAGATTGGAGAAGTAGTTGTTGTAGGAGGAGTTCGTCGTTCTGCAATGATTTCTCTTTCAAATATTAATGATATTGAAATGGCTCAAGCAAAAGCTGGTAATTGGTGGGAAAAAAATACACAACGGGCTTTATCAAATAATTCAGTTGCATATTCACGTAAGCCTGAAATGCAACAGTTTATAGCAGAATGGAAATCTTTGTATGATTCAAAATCTGGAGAACGTGGAATTTATAATGTTGCAGCAGCACAAGCACAAGCAGCAAAATATGGTCGCCGTAGCCCAGACATTCATTATGGAACAAATCCTTGTTCTGAAATCATTCTTCGCCCATATCAGTTTTGCAATCTTTCAGAAGTTGTTCTTCGTGAGTCAGATACAGTAGAAGACGTTAAGAATAAAGTTCGCCTTGCTTCAATCCTTGGGACATGGCAGTCAACGCTTACAGACTTTAAATATATTCGTAAAATTTGGAAAGATAATACAGAAGAGGAAAGACTTTTGGGAGTTTCTCTTACTGGACAATTTGGCCACAAGTTCTTTTCTGGACAAGAAGGACTAGAAAAACTTGCAAATGTTCTAGATCAACTTCGTGAATTTGCAGTTTCTACAAACATTGAAGAGGCAGAGAAAATTGGGATTCCCGCTTCAGCAGCAGTAACTTGTGTTAAGCCTTCGGGTACAGTGTCCCAATTGGTCGGGGTGAGTTCAGGAATGCATGCATGGCATTCAGATTATTATATTCGTACAGTTCGTGGGGACAAAAAAGATCCTATTACACAATTTCTCAAGGATTCAAATATTCCTGCAGAAGATGATGCAATGAAACCAAATGATACAACAGTCTTTTCATTTCCTGTAAAAGCTCCAAAGCATGCTATTACAAGAGACAAAGTAACAGCAATTCAACAACTTGAGATTTGGCTGACATATCAACGTCACTGGTGTGAGCATAAGCCTTCAATTACAGTATCTGTAAAAGAAGATGAGTGGATGGAAGTGGGTGCTTGGGTTTATAAGCACTTTGATGAAGTTTCAGGAATTTCATTTTTGCCTTATTCTGAACATACATATGTTCAGGCTCCATATCAAGAAGTCACAAAAGATCAATATGAGGAAATGCTTTCAAAGATGCCAAAGGTTATTGATTGGACAGCATTATCACTTTATGAACTTGAAGACTCAACTACAGGAACTCAGGCACTGGCTTGTGTATCTGGAGAATGTGAGATTGTAGATATTGGCAGTAACTGATAAAATATAGATTACAACCCCCGTCACCAGTGGACGGGGTTTTTCTATGAATTAATGCTTATAAGTGGTATTATGTCTATATAAATACTTTATTATGGGGTGCTGATAATGGCTATTCAAGAAATTAATTATGATGTAATTCAAGGAAATACATGGGCAGTAGATATCACCGTGCAAGATAGCACAGGTGCATATATTGATTTTGCAGGGTATACATTCAAAGCAGAAGTAAGAGATAAAGAGGGCGGATCTGTAGTTTGTGCAACTCTATCTTTGAATAGTGGAATTACAGTGATTGGAACTGGAAAAATTCATGTTGAGTTTACCCCAACACAAACAAAAAACTTTACACTTCCAAGAGCAAAATATGAAATTCAATCAATAGATCAATCTGGTAGAGTCTCAACATTAGAAACTGGCTGGTTTATGGTTAAGCCAGGAGTTATCTCGTGACAGAGAGCATCACAGTAATAAAAAAAGATAATGTAATAACTGTAGTTGAGCAAGTCAACAAAGTTACTGTTTCTACATCGGGAATGCAAGGTCCAAGAGGATCTGCAATACTTAATGGTTCAGGACTTCCTTCAAATTCTATTGGTCTTGCAGGAGACTACTATTTAGATACAATTACTGACATCCTTTATGGACCAAAAACTACATCTTGGCCTAATTCAGGAGTTTCTATAAGAGGAGCAACGGGAGCAACAGGTGCAACGGGACAAACAGGATACTCTGTTTATACTGGGACATCTACTCCAAGCAATTCTTTGGGCAATAATGGAGATACATATATCCAAAGTACCGCCAATCTAATTTATTCAAAAATCAGCGGGATATGGACAAATGCACAGGCAATTGTTCCAAAGTCCAGTTGGTCGTTTACATATGAACAACAATCAAATTCAACAACTTGGATTATAAATCACAATTTAGCTTATAATCCATCTGTTGATATAATAGACTACAGTGGTAATAATCTTGAGGCGGATATTGCTTACACCAGCTTGAATAGTTTGACGGTAACTCTGTCATCTCCAACATCTGGGTACGCATATTTAGCTTAAAAAAGGGGAGTGGCTAGCAAATGGCAAAAGTATTTTTAACTAACATAAATTTAAAAGGTAATCAATTACTCAATGCAGTAATTCATGCATCAGGAAGTGCACCAGCACTAATCACACCCGTCCAAGGACAAATTTACTTTAATACTGGTAACAACCTGCTTTACACATATACTGGCTCTACATGGAACCCCGTCAATGGTGGAATAATTGTAGGAGCATCAACATTTTATGGAGTAACAACTTTTGCAGGTACTGCAAATCAGATTACAGTTACAGCTTCGGGATCTACTCCAACAGGAACAGTTACACTTTCTCTTCCATCTGCATTGACATTCCCTGGAACAATTACAGTTCAATCAGGAAATGCAACAACATTAGGTGGAACACTTTCTGTAGGAAGTACAACAACTCTTGCAGCCTCTACAACATCTTCTGCTTCATTAAATATTCCAACAGGAACAGCACCAACTTCCCCTAACGTTGGTGATATTTGGCTTGTTCAAGCAAATGGAGTTTTGGCAAGATATGGATCAACTCCAGCGACACATACACTTGCAGATCTTGATTCTGTTCAAACTTTAACTTCTAAAACTTTAACATCTCCAACATTAAATAGTCCAACAATGTCAACACCTACACTCGGTGTTGCTACTGCTACATCTATTAATGGTTTAACTGTATCTACAACTACAGGAACCCTTACTCTTGCTAATGGTTCTACGCTTGCAACAAGTGGTGCTAATTCAATTACACTTACATCAACAGGTGCAACAACTGTAACCCTCCCAACATCTGGAACTCTTGTTAATACAGCAGTAACAACACTTTCTTCACTTGTATCTGTAGGAACAATTACAACAGGTACTTGGAATGGCTCAATAATTGATCTTGCACACGGCGGAACAAACTCTAATCTTACTGCAGCTGCAGGAGGAATTGTTTATTCAACATCATCAGGACTTGCAATTGGCTCGGTTGGAACAACTGGCTATGTATTAACTTCTGCTGGAACATCTGCACCAACCTGGACACAATCTACAGCCACAAACGTAAACAATGCAATTGTTCAACGTGACGGTTCTGGAAATATTGCTGTATCTCAAGTTACAGTTTCCACAGACCCTTCATCTGCACTTCAAGTTGCTACAAAGCAATATGTTGATAACATTGCTTCTGGTGTTAATGCACACGATTCTGCAGTAACAGCAACCGTTTCAGCACTTACCGCTACATATTCAAATGGAACTGCAGGAGTAGGAGCAACTCTTACAAATTCAGGTACACAAGCTCAACTTGTAATTGATGGCGTAACTCCAATTGTTGGAGATAGAATTCTTATCAAGAATCAAACAACTACATTCCAAAATGGTATTTATGTTGTTACAAACGTAGGTTCTGGTTCAACTAACTGGATACTTACCCGTGCTTCTGATTATGATCAAAGTGTAGCGGGTGAAGTAGCAGCAGGAGATATGCTATATATTGTTGCCCCAGCAGCAGAAATTACTGGAACGCCAACAACTCAAAATACAAGCTGGATAATGAATCAACCAGGAACTATTGTTATTGGAACAACTCCAATTACATTCTCGCAAAGTTCTGGTTCTGGTTCGGTAACAGCAGGAACTGGTATATCAGTAACTGGAAACCAAGTTTCAATAGCACTAGGATCAGCATTTGATTCAACTACAGGAACTGGAACTTCAGGACTTTCACTAAGTGGAAATACTTTACAATTAAGATTAAACCCAGCAGGGGCAGTAACTTCAACTACAGCAGGACTTGCGGTAGTAACGGGAACAGGCCTTACAATATCTGGAAACGCAATTACATTTGCCTCTGGATATGGAGTAAGAAAGTATACTGGAACAATTACTGGAACTTCAACTGACGGCGGTGTAACTGGAACAACAACATTCCCAATTACACACAGTTTAGGAATAAATGATGTAACAGTTAGTGTATATCAAACATCCTCAACTCCAGATACTCAGTTTGCTGATGTTGAAGTAGATATTACAAGAAATACTACAAACCAAGTAACAATTGGATTTGCTGTAGCACCTGTAACGACTACAACATATAACGTAGTAATTGTTGGATAAGTTTAAATAATTAAAGTTTAAGGGGGAAGGGAGACATTCTCTCTATCCCCCTTAAATGCTATAATAGGAAAATAAAGATATAGGGGGAATTAAATGTCTATAAAAAGATTAACAGCATTAAACTCATTAGTCTTATCTACACCCCCAAGTAATCCAAAAGTTGGAGATTTTTATGTAAACTCTTCAAATTATCATGTATATGTATACAATGGTTCAACATGGGTAGATTCTTCAGGTAGTGGTGGTGGAAGTGGATCTTCTGCGGGAGCAAAATATACTTATGCAACATCTGCACCAACATCTGGAAATACAGTTGGAGACAGATGGTTAAACTCTAATAATGGAGCTATGCTTACATATGTAAATGATGGCACCTCAACTCAATGGGTAGAACTTTCTGTACAAGCAGCTTCAACGGGAATACTAGGCACCCTAGGCACAATGGCTTATGCTGATACTGTTAATTATCCACTAACTAGTACTTTGGGTACAGGTGCATATGCTAATATCTCTAATTATGCTACATTATCCAATCCAACATTTGTTGGAAAAGTAACTGCTGATTCACTTGCTATTACATCAGGAACTGCAAATCAATTTTTAAAAGGAAATGGATCTGTTGATACAAACACATATCTTCTGGCCTCTGGCGGAGTTCAACATGAATCTTTATCCTTTACTTTATCTGCAAATACAGCAACTGCAGTAGACACAACCCCAATATCTTCATTTACATCAATAAGCTATATTGTATCTATAAAACAGGGGGCAAAAGCTAGAACCTCTCAATTTAATGTGGGCACAAACGGGACTATTGTCACTTCAGTTGAATATGGTGCCATAGCCACAGGAACAACTTTGACAGGATTTGCCATATCTGCTACCGCTGTTTCTGGCAACATGAACCTAAACATAACTATTTCTGACGCAGCAACAACAAATGCTACTATTAAATTAAACAAAGTTCTAATGTAGGGTTTTGTGTAATATAGGCATTTTCTATTTACTTTGATATAATAGGAGGATAATGGCACTTAATTTTCCCGATAGTCCCGCAGATGGTCAAGTATACACAGACGGCTTAAGAAGCTGGCAGTATAATTCTGCAGATTTAGCATGGTATGTCATTTTGTATTCTCCTAATGTAAATTGGGATGCAGGTTCACCAACATCGGTATATGGTGGTACTGTAGGAATAGATGCGGGAGGGGTTTAATAGATGGCTATACAAATTCAGTTTAGACGTGGTTTAGCATCATTGTGGACTTCCACAAATCCAATCCTTGCAGAAGGTGAATTAGGCCTTGAATTAGATACACACAAACAAAAAATTGGTGACGGGATACACCATTGGAATGATTTAGCATATGCTGGAATTAATGCAAGCCCAACAACACCACCACAAGCTGGCGGAGTTCTATTTACAGATGCAGTAAATAATATTACATCCGCTGATCCAGGAAATGCTGGACAACTACTTATGTCATATGGAGATATTTCTAATGGTGGTCCACAATTTGTTCAATATAATGTGCATGAGCCAGTTTCTGTAGCAACAAATCAAGTTTATTTTCCAGATGTAACATATGATAATGGAGTAGAAGGTGTAACTCCAGCAACACTAACAGTTCATGGAACGTGGATCCCTATTGATGGAGATTATGTTGATGTTGGAGAAAGAATTCTTGTAAAAGATCAACCAGATCCAACACAAAATGGTATTTATGTAGTTGAATCTATTTCAACAGGCATGAGTGGCTCAACAGTATTAATGCGTGATAATGATGCTGATACACGCAGTAAATTATCTGCTTCTTTAATTCAAGTATTTAGAGGAGGAAGCAATGGCGGAACTGTTTGGGTTTGTACACTATCTGATGAATCAACATGGGGATCTTCTCCTATAAACTTTGTAAGCTCTATGACTGCACCAAACTACGGAAATCCTGGACAACTTTTAATGTCTTATGGAACTGCGGGTATAAACGGTGGTCCACAATGGGTTTCTTTTCAGCTTAAAGAACAAGCAACTGTTGCAACAACAAAGCCTTTAGAAGGATCATTTACAAGAGTAACCGTAAACCCAAATCATGAGTTGATTTCCTGGCCATCTTCTACATCAAATATCCAAGAAGTTACATACCCAGACCAGATAGCACTAGCTGCGGATGGACCATTGATTGTTGATGGATATCAATTACAAGTTGATGATAGAATTTTGGTAAAAGATCAAACAATTTGGACAACTCCATCATATGCAGCAAATGGTGTTTATATAATTACTGATGATGGAGTAATGTCTAATACCGTAGGATATGTTACCATGTTCCGTGATAACGATGTTGATACTACTCAAAAGGTAGCATCAATGATTATCCCCGTTGCTTTAGGAGAGATCAACGGCGGAACTATTTGGTCATCAGCTTTTAAAGCTGATCAAAGTCTTGGTGTTGACCCAATTACTTTTAATACTGTATCCAATTCACGACAACCACAACTTGAACAAATTATTCCAATTGATAATATTGAAAAATATTTTGACGGAATTGAAAATAGATTTAAACTAACATACCAAGGGGAACCCATTGAAATTACTAATCAATTTAGATTATTAATAACACTTAATGGTGTAACCCAGCCAATAGGCACACCCGACTTTGTATATCAAACAGTTTTTGGATATGAATATTGCTTTATAGATTCTGATGGGTATTTAGCTTTTCCAGATCCAATTCCAGCAGGATCTCAATTTAATGGTAGATATATGGCAGGTCCAGATATATCAACAGTTACAACATACTATCCATTTGACGCAATGGACATAATGGTAGGAGCGGGAGCATAAAATGCCAATTCAAAAGATTAACTTTCCATACCCAGACGAACTAGTTATTAGTAACTTAAATGTTACAAATGGGCTTGCAGTCACTGGGGGATTAGACATTGTTGGTATGATTCAATTTGATAAAATTCCACCGACTGTTGCTGGAGTTATGTATGCAAATGATAATGGAAACTTTTCTTCCACGGATGCAGGAACTGCTGGACAATTACTTATGTCATATGGATCAAAATTAGAAAACGGTGGTCCACAATGGGTTTCTTTCCAACTTAAAGAGCAGGTAACAGCAGCAACAACAACAAATCAAGTTGGAACCTATGTTGTTGGAGCTGGTATTCCAGACGAAGGTGGAACTGCTGATACATTCACATATACAGCAACAGGTGAAATTAGCATTGATGATCAGCCAATTACTACAGATCAAAGAGTATTATTTAAAGATCAAACAGATGCAAGGCAAAATGGTGTTTGGATTGTTGTGACTCAAGGTGCTGGTGGTATACCAATGGTTTTAACCAGAGATAATGATGCTGATACTGGTGCTAAACTAGCCGTAGCAATTATCCCAGTAGACACGGGAACTGTTAATGGCGGTACTCTTTGGTTCTCAAATAATAAAGCAACAGATATAACAGGAACCTCTTCCTTTAACTATTATCAAATTATGGATACAAACAGTATCTCTGTTTTAACAAATAAAACAAAACGAATTACTTCTAATTTAAGTACGTTGCTTCAGCCTTCTATTGGACACCGACCAACTTCTGGTTGGATTCCAGGTGCTGGTTCATCAACCGCTCCAGGAATTTGGGGATTCCCAACATTTACCTCAAGTACAGCTACTGCTACAGCAAGAACACCAGCAACAACAAATGCAGTTACAAGAACAAAAAGAATTGGATATGTTGCTTCATCTGCAACAGCAGGATCTGTTCCATCCTTAAGGCTTCCAACGGCAATGTTTACAATGGGAGATGGTACTGGCCTAGGAGGATTTTATTCTGTACAAAGATTTGCTCCGTGTACTGATGCAGTATCAATTACTGCAATTACTAATACCGTGCAATCAGCTGTTGCAATCACTGCCATTACTGCAGGAACACCTGTTTCGGGAGTATCAATTACCGCAATTGCCAGCACAGGAACTACAGTTACATATTCAACTGCAACAACTACAGGTATTACCGTAGGGCAACAGATTACAATTGCAGGTGCAACAACTACGGCATTTAATGGTACCTTTACGGTTTCAGCAGTTACTGGAAGCACAAGCATAACTGTATTAAGCACAGCAACTGGTGCAACATCAACAGCCAACTATTCTTACAGCACAGTTGTGTACTCAACTGCAACAACTACAGGAGTTGTGGTAGGACAACCTATTACAATTGCGGGTTCAACAACTACGGCATTTAATGGTAATTATACAGTTGTAGCAGTTACTGCAGGTACAAGCATTACCGTAAGCAGCACCGCCACAGGAGCGACATCAACAGCTACTTATTCAGCTAACTTTTCAACATTTTCAACAACAACTCCCCCATATCTGGGGTCATTAGTAACAGTTTCAGGTGCAACATCTGCTGTATACAATACCTTATTTACAGTATATGGTGTAACTGCAACAACAAACTTTATAGTAAACCAGACCCTTACTGGAAGCAACTCAACTGCAACTTGGGCCATGACAAATGGAGCAAGAGGATTTTATGGACTATCTTCATCAACTTCTTCAGCTACAAACGTAGAGCCAAGCACATTGATTAACTCAATGGGTGTTGGGCATGGAGCATCTGATAGATATTTGAGCCTATATTATGGCGGGTCAGCAGCACAAACACCTATTTCATTAGGATCATCTTTTCCAGTAGATCCAAATAATTACTATGAACTTACACTTTATAACGCCTCAACATCAACAAACTCAACTTCTTATATTGTGACAAATCTTGTAACCAAGGTCACAGCTATTGGAACCTTAAAAGCAGCAACAGTTGGTACTCAGTTGCCAAACTCAACTACACTTTTGGGAATGCAAATGTGGAGATCAAATAACCTTACGGCAGTAACAACAGCATTTGATATTATGTCATTATATGTGGATTCGGACTCATAATATGTATACAATTATACTAGATGAGGGAGTAGTCATTAGGGACTTGGATCAATTTCAAGTTGCTCCCTGCCAAAGCAATGAGGACCCAGATTTTGTAGAATATATCAGCTGGGTAGAGGCGGGAAACCAGCCAAATATCTTAAATACTAGGCCTGTAGTTTAAAACAACATTTTTACCTTTTGAATAGAAAAATGCTATAATAAAGGTCAACGACAATATTAAAGGGAGATAAATAAATGGCACGTAAAATAATGAAGGAAACCTGGTATACATTTAATCCAGTAACAAGAACAATCACATTCCCGCACTATGTGCCTCATGAGCACCTTATTCTTATCACGGACATTACCGCAAATAAGGTCATTTATAACTTCTCCGATCCATCATTAGGCTATGTGACTTTTAACACAGGCGTAGGCACAGATGGTAATGATTATACAAGCATTGTATTAAAATATAACACAGCAGCACTTAGCTCAGATGATGAAATTCAAATTACACTTGATGAGTATGAGGAACAAATTGTTCCTTCGGAAGAAATGCAAGATGCAGTAGGTAAACTTAAGGTCTCTACTCCACAAGCACTTATTGACACAGACTTTGAATATGGCCCACAATCTTCTAAGTGGGAATCTCTTTCTTTGGTTAATAACCGACCAGCAACATATGGATATAATTATCAAAATCTTGCTCTTTCTAATATTACAACTTCAACAGCAGGATCTAGAAGCATTACCGTTGCAGTAACAACACAATCAGCAACACTTACTGCTGCAGCAGGAAATGGTTCAACATATATTGCAACATATACAACATCTGCAGCACATAGCTTTTCAGTAGGACAATATGTAACAACCACTGGTGCATCTGTTGCAGGATTTAACGTAACAGCAGCACAAATTATTGCAATTCCTTCTTCAACAACATTCCAAATTCAAAATGTAACAACAGGTACAGCAACAATGACAACTCCAACTTGTACGGCAGGTGTTGTCCCTCCAGTTGGAACTCCAATTAACGTAATTGATACTTTAACCCCAAATGCAAATGGAAGATATCTTGTTGAATCTCGTGCATCAGAATCTACATTTACTTATACCTCTAGGTCACCAATTTCTACTACATTTGCCTCATCATCCATATATGATTCAGGAAGATCTCTTATTATTCAAGAAGCATACTTTTCTAATTCACAAATTGGGACAGCTCCAACAATCACAAGCTTAACATCAGGAACAACAACATTTTCAGCAACACAAGGAGTAGTTGTAACAACAACAATTCCTCATGGACTTTCAATCGGAAATGAAATCGCTATAGCTGGTGTTACTGGAGTTACCGCACTTAATGGTAACTTTGCTGTTGCAACAATCAATAGTCCAACGCAGTTTGTTTATTACACCCCCGCAGGCGTATCTGGAACTGTAACCGCATCCACAACAGCTACAGCAGTAGCAGCTTCTGGAACTGCAGGAGCTATTGGTTCAAGCGTTTTTGTTGTGACATCAACATCTGGAATTGTTCCAGGAATGACTGTATCTGGAGTAGGTATTCCAACATCAGCATTTGTTACTAATACTACAGTTGGTGCAACTCAAACAATCGTTACTTTAAATCAACCTTTGACAGCAGCAGTTACTGCTACATCCTATGTATTTAGCTCAGCAGTATTTATGCGTCCACAAGGACAAGTTCAACATAGAGCTTTTGATGGCGGAATTCTTTTCCAATCAAATGCGGGATCAAATAATAATACTCTTATTCGTCAAACACGTCGTTATTTTAGATATCAATCAGGCAAGGGAATTACAATGTCCTCTGGCACAATTCTAAAACCAACACTTAATGTTGATAATATGTCATCAACTGGACTTGCAGTAGGATCTACAATTACTGTAACAGTTAAAGAAAAACACAATTTACAACCAGGATATGAAATTGCAATTTCTGGTTCAACAGATAATGGATATAATGGCTATTATGCGGTTTCGGGAATTGTTAATTACAATACATTCTTAATTACTGCTATAGCAACACTTGCCACAACTCAAGCAACTGGCCCAGCCTATGTTTCAGCAACAAATTGGAACGGAGCCGTTACTAGACTTGGCATTTATGACAATCAAAACGGTGCATTCTTTGAGTATGATGGACAAAATCTTTATACTGTTCGTCGTTATTCAACATATCAGATTTCTGGTCGTGTTTCTGTTACACAAGGCTCAACTACTATAACAGGATCAACAAACTTTCCAACATTGTTTAATAAGCAAGTTGCTGCAGGTGACTGGATTGTTATTCGTGGTATGTCATACAAGATTCAAGATATTGGGTCTGACACATCATTAACACTTTCATCTCAATATCGTGGTGCATCTGCTTCAAACGTAATTGTTACAAAAACAATTGATGCAAAAGTTCGCCAGGATGCATTTACAATTGATCGTCTTGACGGAGCAGGCCCATCAGGATACAACTTAGATCTTTCTAGGATGCAGATGTTCTTTATTGATTTTTCATGGTATGGTGCTGGATCTATTCGTTGGGGATTCAGAGGAGCTAAGGGTAAGATTATTTGGGTCACAAGACTTCCAAATAACAACAATAATAATATGGCTTGGGCACGTTCTGCTAACTTGCCAGCACGTTATGAATCAGCAACAATTGCTCCATATACAATCCTTACTTCACAGATTGGTTCTACAGATACAATTATCAACGTAGCAGATACGACAAACTTTCCATCTTCTGGAACTTTGATTATCCGACCAGGAAGTACAAATAATATTGCTGCACAGTCCTATGAAGCTATTAACTACACTGGAAAGACAACATTAACATTTACTGGATGTACTCGTATTCAAGGTGGAAACACTTCTGTAGCACTCTCAAGCGGTGCTGCTGGATCTAATACGGTAACAGCTGGTTCAATTCTAGGTCTTCAAGTAGGACAAAGAATTATTCACCCAGCATTCCCAGAGGGCACATTCATTCAAGCAATTGTTGGATCTGTTTTAACTCTTTCAAATGGTGCAGTAATTAACCCTACAGGAAATGCAATTTTCCCACCACTAGCATATGGCGGAACAACAGGTTCAACAACAACAAGCGGTCTTACATACTCATATGTTGCTACATCTCCAGTAGTTGTAGAGCTTGCATATCCTACATATGGCCCAGGGCTTTCACACTGGGGTACTTCGGTTATTATGGATGGTCGCTATGATGATGATAAGTCTCTTGTATTTAACTATGGACAAACTCAATCAACAACGCTTGCTCCAAATGGTGGAGTTACAATTGCAAACGTTACTGCAACTGCATCTACTACACTAACTCTATCAGCAGCCAATACAAACATTGTTCCTGGAATGGTTATCACTACTGGTACAGCAGGTACGGGGTCTATACCAGATGGAACATATGTTGTTTCTGTTACAGATTCTACCCACATTGTTCTTAACAACTCTGTTACCGTAGGTGGAACAAATTCATATTCACTATCAGGTGGAAATGCAAAAGCACTATTCTCACTAAGAGTAGCCCCATCGGTTGATAATGGTATTACAGGTGCCCTAGGCACTCGTGAACTTATTAATAGAATGCAACTTATATTCAAGACACTTGATATTAGTCTTGTAGGTACAACGACTGGAAACGTTCTTGTACAAGCATTCTTAAATGCAGTTCCAGTAATTAATCCAGGGTCTTCTTCTACATTGACGAATATTGCATGGACAAACTCTGTTAGAAATGCTGTCAACGTACCAAGCTCAAGTCTTGCACAAATTGCAGACTATGCAGGTAACAACGTTACAGTATTTGGAGGAGAAGGAACTGGAGGATTCTTTGTTTCAAGTACAGGAACTTCAGATATTTCTTTAGTCCGTGACCTTGGAAATTCTCTACAAGGTGGAGGATTTGGATACTCAAACGCTGGAGTTTACCCAGATGGACCAGATACACTGACAATTGTTGTAACTAACCTTTCAACAACATCACAAGCAGTACTTGGTCGCATATCTTGGACCGAAGCACAAGCATAAAAGATTAACTCTTTAACATAGGCCCTACAGAAATGTGGGGCCTATTACTTTGGCATAAAACATCATTTAATTATAAAATAATGGTAGTTTGATGGCTATTATTTGTGCTTTAGCCGAATAAAATGGTATTATGTGTATATGAAACCTACAAATCCAATGAAGATAACGTCAGTTGATGAGGTCAACTGGGGAATGTATATGTGGCAGATGCCAGACGATACTTTGATTATGGATGATGAGGGCGGGTATTTAAGTATACCTTCAGTTAAAGGTGATTTGCGTCAGATTAAAAAGTTAAAAGATGCAGCAGTTGGGTATGGACTGAATGAAGGAAAACCTATATTTTTTTCAGGACATAGACCAGTAACTGATGAAGAGTTAGCTGAACAAAGAAAAAGAATGGAAATGGGCTTAGTACCAGATCCTCAAGATTTGCCAGCAATGATGGAATTTATTAAAGAGCAAAGAGAAATGGGGCTAGCATAATGGATCATAATGTAACCGTTGTTAATGATTTTGATGATGAAAAAAATGAAGTTCAAATCCGATCAAATGTAGACTTTGGAATGAACGGTGCATCAGGAGAAGCCTATGAAGATCCATTTTCTAAATCATGGGATGAAATTCGTAAGATGGAGGGTATTAATCCTAACCTCCGTCGTAATGCGACAAGACTAGAAAAATCATTTACGGGGCGGGATGATGCAAAGTCTAAAAAGCTTGACCCACTAGACCTTACTGGTTATTCATTATTTCAAATTGTACAACCTCCATATAACCTTTTATATTTAGCACAACTATATGATGTATCTCCATACCATCACTCAGCAGTAAATGCTAAAGCAGCCAACGTAGTTGGACTAGGATATAAATTTGAAGAGACATGGGCTACAACCAAGAAGGTTGAAGAGGCTATGGATAATCCAAAGAAGCTTGATAAAATCCGTTCAAGAATTGAAGATTCAAAAGTACAACTAAGAGATTATCTTGAGTCAATGAATTCAGATGATTCTTTTATTGAAAACATGAAAAAAGTTTTTATTGATCTTGAATCAACAGGAAATGCTTATCTTGAAGTTGGTAGAACTGCAACTGGAAAGATTGGATATCTTGGTCATATTCCAACAACAACTATGAGAATCCGTCGTCACCGTGATGGTTTTGTTCAGGTCGTATATAATCGCTATACATTTTTTAGAAATTTTGGAGATACAGAAACTCCAGATCAAATTGGAACAGACCCTCAGCCAAATGAAGTTATTCACTTCAAAGTATTTACTCCATCTAACACATACTATGGAGTTCCCGATGTTCTTTCTGCAAAGAATGCTGTTGCGGGAGATGAATTTGCTCAAAGATTTAATCTTGATTATTTTGAGAATAAAGCAGTGCCTCGCTATATTATTACTGTAAAGGGTGCAAAGCTTACTGCTGATTCAGAGCGTAAACTTCTTGAATTCTTTCAAACAGGGCTTAAGGGAAGAAATCACAGAACACTTTATATTCCTCTTCCATCGGATGGAGAGCAAGGCCGTGTAGAGTTTAAGATGGATCCTGTTGAGGCGGGAGTTCAAGACTCTTCATTCAAGAATTATGCAGTAGAAAATAGAGACCGTATTCTTATTGCTCACAGAGTGCCTATTAGCAAAATTGGTATGCCACAAGGTGTATCTCTTGCAAATGCTAAAGATGCAGATAAAACATTTAAAGAGCAAGTTTGTCGTCCAAGACAAGAAGAACTTGAACATAAAATTAATTTAATTATCAGAGAATTTACTGATGCATTTACTTTAAGATTTAATGAACTTGCATTGACAGATGAAGAAACTCAATCAAGAATTGATGATCGTTATCTTAAAGATCAAGTTATTACTCCAAATGAAGTTCGTTCACGTCGTGGCATGGCCCCACTTGAAGGTGGAGATGATGTTCTTATTATTAATCCTAAAGTTGCACAAGATGCTGCATCAGATGCCAGTGGTAATAAAACAAGAAGCCAAGATAGAGTTCTAAATGCTCCAGATAAAATGGGAACAGCTAGAAATGCTAAAGGTGAGGGAAGACAACAGGCATAGCAAATGGCTACTGCCCTAGATGTTTTAAACGTTGCTAGAAGCCAAATAGGTTTTCATGAAGGAGCAAGAAATGAAAATCCATATGGAATTTGGTATGGAGTTCCTAATGCTCCTTATTGTGCAATGGGAATTAGTTGGTGTTTTGGACAATTGGGTTTATCTCATTTAATTGCTGCACAAACTACAAAAGGCTTTTCTTATAATCCCACAGCACTTACATGGTTTCAGAGACAAGGTATGGTTGTTAATAAATTTCAAATGCAACCAGGCGATTTGGTCATGTATGACTGGAATGGCGATGGAGTAGCAGATCATGTAGAGTTATGTGAGGCAGCAAGCCCTGGAGGATTTTCCGCAATTGCTTTTAATACTGGGAATCCAAATGATCCAACCCAAGAAGGTTGTTGGAGAGTTCATAGAAATTATCTTTTTGTAATTGCAGTAATAAGGCCAAAATATCCAGTTATAGTAAAACCAACTGTTGCTGTTTCTAAAAGTAAGAAAACTACAGCAGCAGTAGGTACAGCAGGAGCCTTAGTTGCAGGTACTACAGGGGTTATGCATACAGGAACTACAACCAGTACTAAAACCACAACATCAACAACAGTATTTATTGCCCCACCATTTCCTTCATCACAAAACTCTTTTGCAATAGGCCAGACAAATGATGCAGTTTTAACAATACAGAAGGCACTAGTCAAAAAGAAACTACTTGACCCTAAGTATGCAACAGGAACGATGAATGTTCAAACAAAGGTGGGATTAACAAAATTTGATGCAAAGCTAGGCATTATAGTTAAAGGTGGAGTAGTTCCACAAATAGTCTATGACAATTTAAAGGGAGCGTTATGAGTTTAAAAAAACACTTTAAGTTTAATATCTCTGATGCAAAACAGCTTGGAATAGCCCTTATAAGCTCATATGGAATGTGGGCAGCTACAGGTTTCCAGAAGTCAATTACAGGCTTAATTTACCCCGTAATGGGCTTTATAACTGGTGGTTTAGCCTCACACCACAGTTCTTCAGATCCAGGGGTGCTTCCAGATTCTCATATACAAACCCCATATGTCAACAACATCAATGATGGGATTGCGGGAGTTCCAGAGCAGGCTCCAGAAATAAAAGTATATAAATCTGAAGGGGTAGATGTAAAGAAGGTCATAAAGATCAACTCTAAAATCATAAAATAATATCAGTTAAATTATGAGTTAATCATAACCTCTGCTATTATTTATTTACATATGGATATTCAAAAGACGTACTGGAACAACAGCGAAAACACAATGACCTTGGCTTTCCCAATTGCGAAAGTTAACAAGGAAAAAAGAACTGTATCTGGTTTTGCCTCCCTGGACAATCTTGATAAGCATGGAGACATTATCACTGCTGAAGCTAACAAAACTGCATTTGATAACTTCAGAGGAAATATTCGTGAAATGCATGGCCCATCAGCAGTTGGCAAAATGCTTAATTTCAAAGAAGATACTTTTTTTGACGCAGAGTCTGGACAAAAGTATAATGGAATCTTTGTTGAAGCATATGTCTCAAAAGGTGCACAAGATGCATGGGAGAAATGCCTAGATGGTACATATACAGGATTTTCTATTGGTGGAAACATTGTAGATGCTAAAATGGAAAAGTCAGATGATGGATCAGATAGCCGTAGAGTAATTCATAAGTATGAATTGCACGAACTCTCTTTAGTTGATTCACCTGCAAATCCTCTAGCAAATATTTTTTCTATCCAAAAAATGGCAGCGGGAATTGTAACTGAAAATGTATTTTGGTGTACTACTGATGAAGTAGCATCAACAGCGGATGCAGTTGAAAAGAATTGTGTTGTTTGTGGAGATTCAATGACTAACATTGGTTGGGTTGAACAAGCAGATGTAGAGAAGTTTGAAGCAGTTGAAAAAGTGATTGATTCTTATTTTAAGAAAGATGATGCACCAACTTCTACACACGAAGCTACAGAAACAGCAGCTCCAGGAAACACAATTGATAGCAATTCAACTATTAATACTTATCCAGATCAAGATGATAAGCAAAAGGTTTTGTTCCATGACGGAACAAAAATAAAAAAGAGTGATGACATTTCACTCAACGAAGGAGGAAATAACATGGCAGAAGATACAAATGCAGAGGTGGCAGAAGTCACAGCTGTTGAAGCTCCAGCCGAAGAAGTTTCATCTGTAGAAGAAACTCCAGAAGATACAACCATTGAAAAGGCTGTAGAACTATCTGAGGTTGAAGATACACTTGATTTTACAAAGATGGTCACTGACCTGAAAACCTTCTTTGGTGAGTCTATTGAAAAGAACTATGCTCTACAAACAGCAACAATTGGTGACCTACAAAAGGTTATCAACGCAACTAACGATGAACTAGTTAAAATGACCTCTTCTTTTGAGGAATTGAAGAAGGAACATGTTGCTTTGTCAGAAAAGCATGAGGCACTAAATAAGTCAGTTACAGATATGTACGGCAAGATTGATTATGTAGATAATCAACTTAAAGGTTTTGAATCTGCAACTGCAGTTAAGAAGTCCACTGATCTTTCGGGACCAGCGGAGGATTTCAAAATCCAAAAAAGCATATGGCAAGGACACTTCCTCGGTGTACAAAGCTTAACAAAATAATCTAAAAAAAAATAAGGTGGTGAAATAATAAATGAGTAATGAACTTCTACAAAAAGTAATTGATACTACTAATCTAGGTTCTTCAGCAGTACAAGCATCTACAGATACTGCTACTCTAAGCGGTAATGGTCTTCTCTATCCAGATCAGGCTAACCGTTTCTTGGACTACATGTGGGATGCTACGATTCTTGCTAAGGCAGCTCGTACAATTCGCATGCGTTCAAACACAACTGAAATTGATCGTGTGTCCGTAGGACAGCGCATCATGACAGTTGCACAGGAAGATAATCCTCGTGATTATACAGGTGTCGCAGGTGGTGCTGGAGCGTTTTCAAACGCAGCTGCATCATTCAACAAGGTTTCTCTTACAACTCGTAAGCTACGCCTTGACTGGGAACTTTCAGCAGAGTCTCTAGAAGACAACGTTGAGGGTCCAGATCTAGAAGACCACATTGCACGTCTTATGGCTACCCAAGCTGGTAATGATATTGAGGATGTTCTCATCAACGGTACAGGAACTAGCACAGGTTTGCTTTCAGCGTTCAAGGGCTTCCGTCAACTCGCATTGGACAACGCACACGTTGTTGATGCACAGGGTGTAGGACTTGATAAGTCAGTCTTCAACCTCGCAATCAAGACATTGCCACGTAAGTACAAGCAACGTCGTAACCAACTTCGCTTCTTCACAGGATCTAACTTGGTACAAGACTACTTGTTCAATCTTACTTCAATGACTTCAACAGGCTTCAATCCATTTGATATCGCTTCTGGCGTTATTCGTGGTGATGTTGCTGCTAACGATGGTGGTCCAGGTTCTGTAACACCATACGCATTTGGTATCCCAGTAATTAACGTTCCTTTGATGGATGAAACTCGTGCAGGCGACTATACAAGCCCTTCAGGCTTGCATGGCGATGTTCACTTGACATTCCCTCAGAACTTTATCATTGGTATCAAGCGTGACGTAACAGTTTATCGTCTATTCCAGCCAAAGAAAGACACAATTGAATATACACTATTCATTCGTGTTGGTTGCGTTATGGAAAACTACGATGCACACGTTATCGTTAAGAATATCAAGGTTGCAGGTACAGTAGCTTCAGGTGCATTCGGTTCCGTCACAAACGGCGCAAATGTAACTGGTGGTGCAAGCGGCAATACATACTAATATTAATTAGTTGCAAGGCGGGGGAGATAGAGATATCTCCCCTTAGCCATTTTCTGATATAATTAACATTGACGAAAGGGAAATACATGTCATTTACAGATCTAAAAATTACAGAACTAAGAAAAGTCGCAGAGACTTTCGGAGTAGATACCGAAGGATCTAAAACAAAACAAGAAGTCATTGCACTTCTTGAAGAAGAAGGAATTTCCTTCCAAATGTACGACAAGTTCACAAACACTGAAAAGCAGGAAATTGAAGTACCAGAGATTGAAAAGAAGAAAAGAGAGAGTAAGATCATGAAGACAACTAACTCAGTACTAGTAAAGATGGAAAGAAGCAATCATTCCTATCAAACGCTAGGGTATACTTTTTCAACAGAACATCCATTCGTTGCAATGGCAGAAGCAGATGCTCAAAGAATTTTTGATACACAAGATGGTTTTCGCCTTGCGACTCCACGAGAGGCACAAGAGTACTACGCATAACAGGGGGCAATTCAATTGCAGACTATACAAAAAGGAAGTCAAGAAAAGATCTACCTTGAGGTTTATAACAACGGGGTATTAAGTCAGGCAGATAGTGTTCCGACCCTAAGCATTTATAATGCAGATGGCGATACAACAGCCATTGCGGGATACTCCAATATAGCTGCAACTAACGAAAGTCCAGTTGGGAAATATTCCTATACTTTAAGCCCAGCACTTACACAAAACAATATTGTTTTAGAGGTTCGCTGGGCTTACATTCAAAATGGAAGATCTGTTACTCAAACAGAATTTTATGAAGTAGAAACACCATATTCTACTCCAGCACAAGTTATTGATTTCTTTGGAATGGGATCAACTCCAGCAGAAATTAATTATCATGATCCCAAAGATATTGTCAGTGCTGAAAAAGTAGCAAGAACAATTATTAATGGATATACGGGCATTAAATTTTATACATACTATGGCTCACAAGAAGTTGTAGGAATGGGCTCAGATGCTTGTGAAATGACTGAAAGAGTATTGACGATTGATAAAGTTTATGAAAACGATATTCTTATTATTGATAATACAGTATCTCCAATCTACAATACTTTTGGTTTCCCGCTTGAGGTTAGCCCTACAGGCAAGCAGATTAGAATCACATACCCAGGTTGGGATTTAAGATATGACAACCAGATAGACCCTACTGTGCTCTATTATGGACGCTTCAGAGATGGCTCAAGATATAGTTTTACTGGTCAAATAGGATATAAGTATATTCCAGAAGACATCAAGCTAGCTTCAATGCTGCTTATTCAAGATATTCTTTCAAATGATTATAATTGGAGAAATAAATATTTGCAAAAAGTTGATCTTAGCGAAATTTCATTTGAAATGGCTAAAGGTGCATTCAATGGCACAGGGAATATTACAGTTGATAATATTCTTGATCAATACCGCAATATGAATATCGTGATAATCTAATGTTTAATTCATCCTTCATAGCCTCTGTCATGAACATGAAGGCTGATGTGTATAAGCAACAAAATCGCCAAGACCCATCAACTGGTGCTATTGTCAGAGAATGGGTATATTACAAGACAATTAATTGCAAAATAGAACCTATTAAAGTTGGTGGATCTTCGTCAAGATCTGACAATAAAATTTTTGGAAAAGGCCAAGAAGGAGAATATTCTGAAAAGGTTCAGCTTAAATTAAAAGGTCTAGAGTTACTTTCAAAGCGTTGGAGAATAGAAAATATTCGTTCAAGCGATGGCAAACAAGTATTTATTGAAACTGATCAAATTGATACTCCAGATACAATATTTGAAATTACTGCAGCACATGCAGTTCTTGACCCATTTGGCAAGATATCTTATTATGAGTCTACCTTGCTAAGAGTACAGGTGCAGGATAATGATCCAACTTCAAATTGATACTAAGCAACTTATGGAAGAAGTTCAAAATAAATTGGCGGGAGTCAAAGCTTTAACATCCCCATCAGTTTTAGAAGAACTTGGAAAAGCAACATTTGCTATTACTGGTGAAAGATTTATGAAGGCAGCAGACAACTATGCTAGAAGAAATCCTAAGAAAATGCACCATGTTTATGAATGGGGCTCAATTGGAAACTCAACAAAAAGATTGTTTGTTTTAGAACGTTCGTCCGTAATTGGTGGAGATCTAATTATATCTTCAAGATTTCTTCCATCTAAAATGCCAGTTCCAATTAACCCTGAGTTATTATCCCCAGGAAGAACTGGAAAAATCGTTTCACGAAGAAGCATTTTTAAAGATAAAGCAAGTGTAATGGAATCAGGAAACATGGTTTCTTTTACTGCAAGAAGAGTTTTAGCATTTATGGGCGGAAACGGAATGGTATTCATCAGACCTGGAACTACCATCAACATAGCTCATCCAGGCGGTATTCAAACAAAAGGATCTTTTGAATCATTTATGTATGATTGGTATGTAAGGAATGGAAACACCATCATGGATTCATCTGGAGTATATGAAAAAATAGCAAATGATGTATCATTAGTTTTAAGCACAAATGGACAAAAAGTTTCACAAGTAAAAACAGCAGTAGCAAAAATTGCCAACAGTATTAGTGGCGGAATGGATGTGATATCATGACTCCAGACTACACAAAAGTAGCTTCTAGGGATGTTATAAATGCAATATGGCTAGAACTACAAAATGCAGGACTTTTTAAAGCAAGTGATTATTTTGCAGATGGATTTACAGATGCATTAATACCAATTTTTCCAGCACAGCAAATACCAGAAATGAACAACCTATTGCCTGGAAAACCATATTTCACATATGATATTCAGCAAAAACAAACAGGTGTTAGCTGGTGGATGTCTGAGGAAGTAATTATGCTTGAAATTATTTCAAGAAATGGTGCTCAAATACAAGCAATTACCAACTTTTTAGTTGATCTATTCAGAAGATATGATCAATCAGCGGGGGATATAAATGTTCAATTGACCCCAAATAGCCCATTTAAGTTTATGTATTTTAGGCTAGACTCTGCAGACCCAGTTCAATCTTTTACAGATGAAGGCGGGTTTATGAGTGGAGATATTTCAATCTCATATGCCTATGTCAGAGACCTAGACCCAATTACTGGAAGATATGCTTAAACTTTGATTTATTAGACATTGATGATATGATTTTCTATGAGGAAGTAAAATGTCATCTTTTTTTTAATCTAAAAATAAATAAGGTGGTGAAATAAAAAAAATGGCTACAAATACAAAAAATATTATTGTTGGTGCAGCATCTATTTTCGTTAGCGTTGGAAACAGCTCAAACGATCAGCAACGCCCAACTACAAAAGCATCTGACCTAACAACATTGTTCGGATCAAATAATACAACATCAGCTCGCTCAGGTCTTCTTGCATCTAATCTATTCCGTGAGGTTGGATATACAGCAACAGGATTTGAAGTTTCTTACGAACCTTCATACGGCGAAGTAGCAGTAGATCAGCTTCTTGACGCAGCTCGTCTATTTAAGCAATCTCTAAAGGTTATGCTTAAGACAGAACTTACAGAGGCAACTCTTGAGAATCTTCAACTTTCATGGGGTCAACTTGACTATGTATATGGAACAAACTCATCTGGAACCGCTGTTCAAGCAGTTACAACCTTGATTCCTAACGATTCTACTATTTACACATCAGTAGATTCTCCAGCAGCAACATTAAAAATGGCTGCAGGTGCATTGGGAGATGCTCCAGTAGAGCGCACTCTAGTTGCAGTTGGACAAGCTCCAGCACAGATTGGTGCTTCAGTAACTACAGCAGATGCAGGAGTAACAGTAGGTATAGGTTCAACTACTTCAGTTGCTCGTCAAAAAGAGCGTGTATATGTTGCACGTCGTGTTGTTTCTATTGATACAACAATGCATGCGCTTAAGCGTGATGCAGCAACAGTGTTCCCAGTGAACTTCCGTTGCTTACCAGATAGCGATCCAGCATACTCAGGTATGGAATATGGTGTCGTTATTGACCGTGTATACGGTGCTTACTAAAAACTTAATAACAATTTAATATTGTACTCAGGGGCCCCGTCAATAAAAGGCGGGGTCTTTGAATTTGTATATGCTCAATTTATTGGTATAATTTAACTAACAAAAGGAGCTATAAATTGGCAACGACAATATATGATGTATTAGAGATTGAACTAGTTGATGGGTCAGTACTGACTCTGAAACCCCTACCTATAAAGCAATTAAGAAAATTCATGACTGTAATTAGAGAAATGGATCTTGAGGAAAACTCATCTGAAGATATTGCTATGGACATTTTTATCAAAGCAGCAATGGTCTGCTTAGAAACACTACGCCCTGAACTATCTGTAGATAAAGATAAGTTTGAAGAAATTATTGAAGTCCCTACCATGATGAAGATTCTTGAAATCTGCGGTGGTTTGAAGTTGACAGACCCAAACCTTCTGGGAGCGGCACTAGTTGGGACGAACTAGACCTACGCTCCTTGGAGTCCGAAGTATTTCTACTTGGTCATTGGAAAAACTTTGACGAATTAGAAAGCAGTCTTTCTTTAGAAGAGCTTATAGTAATTATAGAGGCACTTAGAAAGAAAGACAATGATGACAAAAGATTTACTGCTGCTGTAAATGGTGTTGACATTGAAGAAGATGAAACGCCAAATGATATTACAGAATTAAAGAGTAGTAATGTTGCATCAAGTGAAGGCTTTGGAATTAATGAAGGACTTGGCTTTATGCAAATGGAGGGGTGATGAATGGCAAGAGTAGAACTTAATATAGTCGCACTTGGCGACTTTACATCTATAAATTCAAGCATCAAGGCTCTTCAGCTACAAGTAGACGCATTAAATAAAAGCGTTGCTGGAGTTGGACTAGGTACTAGTTTAACAAAAGACTTAAATTCAGCATCAGCTGCATTTAAAAATACAATGCTTTCAACGGGTCAGTTTACCCAACAAACTGTCCAGTTAAGAACAGAAACTGAAAAATTTGGGCAGGCACTTCAGAACGGAAAGCTATCACTAGGACAATATTATAGTATTATCAGACAGCAATCTGGTACTGCAATGTCAAACGTTAAAGCTCTCGCATTAGAACAAACAAAGCTTCAAAATTCTGTAATTACTGCTGATCCTACAAAACAGGGATTCTATTCTGTATTTACTCCAACAAGAATTAATGAAGTAACAAATGCTACAAAGATTGCAGCTAATGAACAAAATATTTATAATTTAGCGGTACAAGAAGGTTCTAAGTCTTTAATTAACTGGGGTAAAAATACTCAGTGGGCTGGTCGTCAGCTAACTGTTGGTATGTCAGTTCCACTTATGCTATTTGGTCAACAAGCAGCAAGTGTTTTTAAAGATGTAAATGATCAAATTGTAAGACTTCAAAAAGTTTATGGAACAGGCTTACAACAGCCTTCAAAGCAAGCACTTGATGCAATTAAACAACAGACACTCGGTCTTGCAAAAGAACTTGCATCATCTATGGGTATTGCAGTAAAAGATACAGCGTCTATGGCAGCTGACCTTGCTGCTACAGGTAAAACTGGCGTGGATCTTATAACAGCGACCAGAGAAGCTATGAGACTTTCAAAGCTTGGTGAATTAAGCACTCAAGATGCTATGAATACAACTATTTCTTTGCAAAATGTTTATAAGCTTAATACAAATCAATTATCTGATGCTGTAAATTTCTTAAACGCCGTAGAAAACCAAACCTCAACAAGCTTACAAGATTTAGCAGCAGGTATACCAAAAGTTGGGCCAATTGTTGAACAACTTGGAGGCTCATTCAAGGATACTGCTGTAATGATGGTTGCCATGAAAGAAGCGGGAGTTCCAGCAGCTCAATCTGCTAACGCTATTAAATCTGCAATTGCATCACTTATCAATCCAACCGTAGCAGCAAAGAAAGCATTTGCTGCATTTAACATTGATGTAGGATCTATTGCTACAGAAAACAAGGGCAATCCTGTTAAGATGATTATGTCTTTACAACAGGCACTTAAAGGACTTGCTCCACTTGCTCAATCACAATTAATTGAAAAGCTTTTTGGTAAGTTCCAAGAAGCAAGAATTCAAGCACTTATTACAAACTTAGGTGCTGCGAATAGCCAGACTAAAACTGCTTTTGATTTAATGAATGCAAATAGTGCACAGCTTGCTGGTGTAGCAAACTCTGAAATGAAAACTGCTACAGAGTCAGTAACTGGAAAATATCAAAGAGCTATGGAAACATTTAAGGCTGATTTAATTCCAGTAGGACAAAAGATTCTTGAAATTGCCACAGCATTAATGGGCTTTGCAAACTCTATCAGTAAAGCATTTGCTGGACTTCCAGGCCCAATTAAATCAATCCTTGGAATTGCAGCAATTGGAACAGCTTTGGCGGGACCAGTAATTATGTTAACTGGTCTTATGGCTAACTTCCTAGGATATATTATAAAGACAGTATTTAGCTTTAAACAATTAATCACGGGCGGAACAACATTAAAACAATTGTTTACTCCAGAAGTAATTGCTTCAACACAAGCTGCAGATTTATTTAGTAAAGGAATAATGAATGATGTTGATTCTGTTGATCTATTAAATCAAGCAATTAAGAATTTAACTATTAGTATGGAAGGTCTTGTATCTACAATGGGTGCAAGCACAGAGGTTGGATTAATTGCAAAAGAAGCAGGAATCATTACTCAAATGCATCTTCCAGGTTTTGCCTCTGGGGGAACAGTCCCTGGAACAGGAAATGGAGATACTTATCCTGCATTATTAACTCCAGGTGAGAAAATTATTCCAAAGGATAAAGCAGCTAAATATGCACCATTTATTAATGCTATGATTCAAGGAGATTTACCAGGTTTTGCTAAAGGTCTGGGAATTGGAAGATCTGGAGATAAAATTGCTACGTATCCAGAATATGCCGTAAGACTTCAATCAGGAGCCCAAAATTCAATAGGTGCGGGTGCCCCAGGTAGGGATGAAGAAATCCTAAGTCCTTTAGCATTAAGAATTGGAGAAGCAAGAGGAATTAAACCTTCAAAAACTCAAGTTGCAGCAGGAAGCTTTGACCCAATAGCTGAAGAATACTCTGGGATAGTAAAGAATTTTAACGATAAGCTTAAAAAGCATTATGATGATACATTTAAGCATATTACTGATGCAGATGAAAGATATAAATTGGCATGGACAAAAGCGGGTCAAGATGTTGAAAAAGAAGTAAATTTAATAAGTAAGGATGTTGATAAAGGTGTCATAAGAAAAGTATTTGGATTAGATCCAGATGTTTATGGATCTATTCAAACTGCAACGGATAGGCCAACAGAGACAACTCCTTCAAAAGCAAGAAAGCCAATACAAAATGTTAAATCAACAAATGTAAGAGGCTTCTCTAGTCTAGGTCAAGCAGCACGAGCATTATTTGAAAGAAGGTCAAATACTTCTGCTACAGGCATGGAAATGGGACATGTTTATGGGCCAAGAGAAGAAAGCATGACTGAAATATTGAGTCGTCCAAATTTAAGTAAAGGCGCAAGAGATGCTGGAGAAATTGTAGCAAAAAGAACTGCAGAAAATGTTGTTTCTGAAATTAATATTGCAGCAGAAGCAGCATCTCCTTCAAAAGCAACAAAACGTGCAGCGACAAATTTAGTTGATGGAGTTGTTACGGGAATTAAAGAAGGTGCACCTAAAGTACGTTCAACAAGCCAATCTGTTTCTCAAACTTCCCTTCCAGGATTTGAAAATTATGGAACTGTTGGACCAACAGAAGAACCATTTGGCCCAAGTATGGAAAATGGAAAGTTTACACAAAACACTGGGCTTTTAGGAAAAATAAAGGGCAAAGTAATGACCCCAGAAGGAAAACTTGGCATTCAGTCAAAGATGGCCTTGTCTGGTGGATTAATGATGGGCGGTCAAATGATTGCCAGCCAATTACCAAAGGGCTCAAATATTTCTAATATTACTAGCAGCGTTTCTAGCATGGCTGGAATGGGAATGATGTTCGGACCTTGGGGAGCAGCAGCAGGAGCTGCACTAGGCCTTGTAACGGGTGGTATTGGCGCATTAATGAAGGCCGAGAAAGAACATCAAGCAATTGCACAAGCATCATTTACTGCAAGTGCAGCAGCAATAACCGCATTCGGGGGATCATTAAAGCCTCCTACAGATAGAGTAATTCATTTCACAGAAGATATAAAGCAAGCTGGAATTACATCTCAAAAAACATTAACTGAAATTCAAGCAGCATCACAAGCAATTGGAAAACTTGGAAAAGATGATCCAATGAAGAAAACTGCAGATGCAATTAAAGGCTATAAGAGTGTTGGCTCTGTTGTTGGAACAATTAAGCAATTTGCTGCAGCACAAGTAGCAGCAGGCATGGATCCAAAAGGTGTTCAAAAGATGGTTGCTGCAATGCTTCAATATGCTGGGAAAACACAGTATCTTAAAGCAGCATTAAAAGAAATTATTCCCGCAACAAAAGATGCTGGAACTGCACAACAAACATTGTTGAGTAAACTAGTTGCAGCAGCAGGTGCTACAAACACTTCTTGGAGTATAAATCGTGGTTTTATAAAAACCTATAAAGATTTAAATAAGGAACAAAAGAATTTAGCTGACGGATTTGGCACAGTAGGAACAAGCATGATTGATGGAAATGCAACTGCCAAGACATTAATAGCATCAATGAACGCCTTAGATAAAAGTGGGTTAGATGCATATACATCTGGAACACTACTTGCAGCAAAACTTAATGAAATGGGACAAACAGATCTTGCTAAAAGATTTACAACAATTAATTCGGTAGTTGGGGACACTGGAAAATCCATGATGATTGCAACTGCAGAAGCAGATGGACTCATTAAGAATTTGGATAAATTAGCTTTAACTAAATTAATTAAAGATCCAAAAGCAATGGCAACCCTTGCTGCTCAAATTGCTAAATACAACTCAGATGCAGCAAAAGCAGCAGCAGCTCAAGCAGCAGCAGACGCAAAAGCAAAAGCAGCAGCAGACGCAAAAACAGCAGCAGCATCTGCAGCAGCATCAGCTCCATTTGCAGGAACTGCAGAAGAAAAGAAAGTCAAAAAGATTTTGGAAGCAAGAGTTGGTGCTGAAAATAAAATTCTTAAAGGACTTAAAGATCAACTTGCAGCAGAGCAAAAAGTAACTGCTGAAAAGAAACGTCAATTTGATTATGATCAACAAAGACAAGATCTTGCAAATCAAGCAAAAGAAGCACTCATATCTGGAAACTTCTTGCAAGCTGCAATGCTTAAGCAGCAGGCAGCGGGAGCCACAGTAGATTTTAATGCTGGGACTAAAGATGCAAAAGCACAAGAACAAATTGATACAATTCAAGCCAGAACAGATGTCTTCTCAGAGGCACTTGGAACATTGACTGACGCAATTGCTAATAATGTAAAAGTTATAGATAAGAAAATTTTAAGTGTTGCAAAGATGCCAATTTTGAGTGGTGCTCCAGCAGCTGGCGGAGCTTCTACAACTGTACATGTAAACGTACAGGCTGGTGCTAATGCTGCAGCTACCGCTAAAGCAGTTCATGATAAACTATTAAAGACACTTGCAACTCATGAAAAAAAGACCACTAAAAATGGATCTACTGTTACTCATACAAAGGTAAAGGCGGTACCGCAATGATATTCCAAATTCCACAAGGAGTTCAGATCTCCCTAGATAATGTAACTTGGTACAAGCTAACAGACCATAATCGTCAACCGATTGATATTTCGTACAACCTCATAGAGTCAACAGATAGAATGGCTGATGGAACTTTAAGAAAGTTTATAATTGCTAAGAAATTTGTTATATCAGCAGATTGGGTAGATCTTCCAACACTTGATAGCAACCTTGTTGATTATAGTGCTTCAGAAGGTGTATATGGAGCCAAGGGCGGAGCATGGATAAAAGCTTTCTATGAGGCAAATGCTTTTCAGCCAGTATACGTAAAGCTCATATTTGCTCAAGATACAATTCCAACAGTTGATCCAAAAATACCTGATGCTACAACATATGTAGATGCTGATTCCAGCCCAGGTCAAGTTTATAATGCTTTTATGACAACATTTACTTATAACATAAAAAAGAGAAGAGCGGGTGCAGTAAACTTAGGTTATGACTATGTTGATCTCAAAATAGAATTTACGGAGATCTAATGCTTAGTAATGTATCTTCAAATATCTTTTTGAACTCCAGTTCAATTGAATTGCAACCAGTTGTTTCAGCCGAATGGAATCAAAACTTATTTAATCCACCATATCTTACAGTAGCAGGAACTGGTGTAGCAGAAACTGTATCAACCTCAAGCACTATTGTGGCGGGAATAACAGGAGCTAATGCTTATGCGGGATTTACAACAAATAGCTTTGCATTAACAAGCAATACAGGATCTGTAGTATATACATCTAATACAACAGTAAGTGCTGGAAATGCATATAAGATAGTAACATATATGAAAACAAGTGATGCAACTCCAGTAATGTTAAGTGCATTTGCTCAAGGTGGTTCATCAACTCAATTTGGTTCATCTTCAGCAGAAATCAATTCCCTAGGTTGGACTAAAATTGTTACATATATTGGTTCATCTGGAACTTCAGATAATATTACATCAATTACATTTACATTGCAGGTAAACACATTAAGTTCTGATCAAGGCTCTAATAAAACAATTTATTATACTACGCCTGAAATATACAAGACTACATATTTTGATTATCAACACAACCCCCTTTGGCCTACAGAAAGCCCATTCACATTTTTCCGCCCAGGAGAATCATATGTTGGATCTGGAAATATTAATGCTACATTTCCAACAGCATTCAGAAAAGTAACAAGCTCTGTACTCACCAGTCAGCCTACAACATATTCTCCAGTAAGTCCAATTATTCAAACTCCAAGCTTTACTATGGCATCCCCACCAGTCCCTGTATTTAAAAATGCATTGGCAAATGATATGGCTCCATACAAATATTTTGTTTCAGATTCTTCATCTTTAAGCATTACGGGTCTATATTCACAAAATATTAATTCAAACAAGCTTGTCATAAAATTTAATACATTAATAACTGTTCCAACCATAAATATCTATCTTGATGGAACAATACTTACGGTTGATGGAAGTACCTCAATAACACCTCCAGCCAATTCAGATTCTTTTACTACTGGAGTGCTCGTGCTCTATTGGACAGGCACTGCATGGACTAAAACAAAATGGTCTACGATGCCAGCCATTACTAATGCGGGTCTAGTCTCACCTTACACATCTTTTAAAAAAATAACTATTACTCAAATCAGCAAAACTACAAATTCATCATTTACCTCTTCAAATACAAATTTTACCTCAGATGCATCAAGAATGCAGGTAGTAGAAATTTCTCCAAGACTTGAAATTGATTTAACCAAGTTTGTTAAAACTCTTGATATCAGTAAGTCATTAGACAGCAAAAACAACTTTGTTCCAATTTCCTCAATCAATGCAAATGATGCAACTCTTAATTTAACTGCAATTCCTATTGTAACAAGTACAACATTCATTCCTATTTTTGCCAGCCAAAGTAATTTATCAACAAATATTTTGTCAAACATGTTAAGAAAAAATATTAAATTTTATATTAATTTTAGGCTTAAGTCTTATTTTGACTCAACAACAAAAGCTTTTATTCAAGTAAACTCTCCAACGGGAACATATATCCCAGGAGGAGTATTCTACTCAGATACTTGGGATGAGACAGACATTAAAGATGTTAAGATCCAATGTTTTGATGTCACCAGATATCTTCAAACAACTCCAGTGCCAGATTATGTATCTAATCTAAAACCAGTATTTGAGGTAATAACCAACATCTTAGATTTGGCGGGATTCACAGATTATGATTATGACTCTTTGTATAAGATCTGTAATAGCAAGACCATGCCATTAGATTTAGCCTATTTCTATTGCAATAGTAGAGATTCTACAATTGTAGACACATTGGCAGACATATTCCTAGCCTATCAAATAGGTGCTTGGATTGATGAGTATGGGGTTATGAACTTCAAAAGCTTGGCTGATGTTTTATCCAATAGCACATCTCAGCTTACAATAAATGATTCAAGTGTAATTGAAGGTGGATATTCTGTAAGCAATAAAGCAAAACCTGGAAAAATAGCTTTGAAATATCAAACTCCAAAAATTAAGCAATCCCTGGCTTTACAAAATGCAACAAATCCAAATGTGGCACAATCGCCTTCATTTATTTATACTACATCTAACGATGTTGTATGGCAACAGACCACTCTAGATTCTGTTGGATTTAATTACCTTGCTTCTGATATGTCACAGACTGCAAATAAATTTCAATTAAATACAAATGATCTTCTTGATATATTCCATACGTTTACATTGAATAATAATGGTTATGCAGTCATAGAAAATGAACTTGTATCTTTTGTTTATAAAGAATATACCGTAGGTTCATCTACCGTATCAGTTAAAAGTGACATTGAATTATCTTCTGAAATTAATAGATACATCAAGAACAATCAAATAGGACTTACGGTGTCTTCTCTGGATTCTAATGGGATGCCAACATCAGCAACTGATTACAATGTTATTATTTCCCCGACAGGATACATTACAAATGTTCAAAGAGGCCTTTTTGGCACGGTTCCTTCAGCACATACAAGGGTTGCAACAAATATTGCAAGCAAGAGTTTGTCCGAAGCAACAATAAGCTCGTCTTATGCTATGACAACGGGAACCTCAACAACTTCAATTATTAATAGCACAACCTCTGATCCAAAAAACCCAAGCGTGAATAAAATAGCACTTACCGCTCCAGCTTCAACAAAAAGCTTGGTTTACCCAACATCAGTTACAGATCCTGGATACAAAACATACTCAGTTAAATTTGATCTCCCAGATATTGCAGTATCTGCCTCTGGTTTATTTTTTAATTTGACTGGATCAAGTCCATCTGGAGCATATTTTGTAGAACTTATTAAGTATAATCAATTAGATCCAAAAACTGGCCAACTATACACAACACCAATATATAGATATATCATGGCTATATATAAAGTTGTTAGTACAACTCCAACCGTAATTGCATGGACAGAAGTAACTGGAACAGTAAACTCTATTATCAATAATTTTGAAAAAGTTTTAGTTAAAGTGCCAGGTTCTGGAGCAGCTAGCAACTATTCATATCGTGCAGCCACAGATCAAGCTTTTAAATTAAAGGTTGCTCATTTTTATTCAGATGGAACAGATGCAAATCTGGGAGAAGATAACGGAGAGCTTATACAAGTATTTTTAAATAATACTGAAATTACAGGATGGCAAACAGCTGCAACATTATCAAATTCTGACATTGCATATGGGTGGAGCACAACAGCAAAAAATACGTTGACTGGGCTAAGAAAGAAAGTAAATATTAATGCTGGATCTACAATAAACACAGTTGGAACAAAGTTTGGATTCTACACATCAACTCTGCCAGTCCCAATTACTAGTATAACATATCCATCAACAATTAGTTCTTCAACAAATTCTGCTAATTTAAGAGAAATTTATGCATCAACAAAGCCATTAAGAGAAAGAAGTGTAAGTTACTGGTATCAAGATAGAGAATTTTTAAATGGATTGATTCAAGGACAAAATTTATATTCAAAGTATAGTAATTACATGATGCAAACAACCCCAGAGGTTGTTGGAATAAATGTATATGATGTTCAATATACTACCCCAGCAGCAGTTTCCGTAGATGTATTACCAATTGAATATCTATGGTATTATTTCCCAGGCACACAACCTACTGACCAATCTTACTATCAAAAACAAAATGTTGATGAATATTCTCTTTCCTACTCAACACCTATAAATACTGGATTTAGGGCAAAGATGGCAATTGTTAATAACTCATCACACATGGTTTATTTAAGCAAACAATCAGATGCAACAAATTCCTTTAACATTAATCTTAATCTTTGGACACATGAAATTATAGCTCCATCAGATCCCGTTTTGCTTGAAAAAATTACTGATCCAGCAAATGCATCTGAAGTTGCACAAGTAGATTCTCAATGGATACAGTCCCCTGATTCTGCAAATAAAATGTTAAAAGTAATTGCCCAGGGATTTGACGGGTTCTCAAAAGATACTTCATTAACTATATTTGGAAACCCACTTATACAGGTGGGAGATGTAATAACTTTGACATATAGCCTATCTAGAATTAATGCTCAAACATACTTTGTTCATTCTGTTTCTCATTCATTTGATCAAGGATTCAAAACCACCCTAGTATTAAATATGCTTGGCAAAGGCACAGCACTATAATATGGCCTAAAAACCAATTAAATGGTATAATGTTACTATAAATAAGCGTAAAAAGGGCGGGTAAAAATGGCATATGTTAAAATATCAGATCCTTCTATTATAGATCTGGCAGCTTGGCATCAGGTTATTAACGTAGTAAATCAGCATAGTGATAGTTTAAATAATCTAACTAATAACTTTGGTTCGGCTGGAACAGTAGACTGGAGTTCAGTCTCATTTTCTCATCAATTTGATTCAGGGTCTCAAGCAATCCTTTTTGGAAGAGCAACTTCATATCATAGCGATACGGCTACATCTAATATTTATACAAACACAGTTACATTTGCAAATGCAACAACGGGGGCAAATGCATTTTCTTCAATACCCGTAGTAACAGCAACATGTTCTGCGGGAACTTCTTTTTCAACATCAAACTCTGACATTGTAATTAGCTTATATAATATAACCTCCACAGGATTTTCTTACAGACTGTATAGACCTGGGACCACAAAAACACTTGATGGCTCTGGTTCAAATGCATCGCTATATGTGAATTGGATAGCAATAGGTCCAAGATAAAACGGGGGGATCATGGCAAAAAACAATTACCAATCTCCTAATACGGTTGGTAAAAGACAAACAGTCTTCATTGATGTTAATGACCCACGCCTAAAAAATGGTAAGTATGCTCAGACCTTAGCAAGACAAGGTGCAGAAGTTGTAATTGTTGATGGTACTGGAAGACCAATCAATATGGCTAATTTAACATCTCGTTCAGATGCTTCTCTTGTAACAAAATTGCCAGGAAATCCAGATTCTTTTGTTATTCCTCCAATAAATAATCAACCGCCAGTAGTATATCCAGGGGGTAGTGGACCAACAGTAATTGTTCCAACTGATCCAACAAATGTTGTAGCAGCTTGGGGAACTTATGTTGCTGGGGTTTGGACAGCAGGCTCTGGAGATGATTTACAGATATCATTTACTTGGGATCCAACTTTATCTACAAACACAACAATGTCTCAATTTATAGTGTCATTAACGGCGGGAACTGGATCTTCTGCAGTAACAAATAGGTATACTGGATACCCAATAGCTGCAGGAACAACATCTCAAGTAATATATGTAACAAAAGCAATAAACACTTATCTTTTCAATATTTTTACACCACAACTTACTGCAATTTGTGTGTCTGTAGCAGATGTACTTAATAACGTAAGTGCTACAGTATGTGCAACCAGCGTACCAACTTATGTACTTAATCTTAATCCACCAACAATAAATGTGGTAAATGCAATTAATGGATATGTAGCAACAGTTACAAATACATCAGAAATGGCAAAAGGTGCATTTGATGCTATTGATATTTGGGAAATTGAATCTACATCTGGCTCAGCCCCAACAATAACATATGCTGCAGATGGATATACGCCAGCAAGCTATACTGTTGGTGGAACAACAACGGCATGGCCTGGGGTAGCAGTAAGAACTTATTTTTCTAAAATTAATCCAGCAAATATAACAAGCCCAAACTATAATCAAAGATATGTCTACGCCAGGTTTTCTTCTTCTGGAGGAGTCTATACTACTTTTTCTACACCAGGAAAACCAGCAACACCACAGACACTCGGATATGTCAATACCACACAGCCAAGCGATGTAGTAGTTGGAACACCTACGTGGGGCGGAGTTACATCAACAACTGCATCGGGATCAATTTCTGCAACTTCAATAACAGTTGGAAGTGCAACAAATATTGTTGCGGGAATGTCAGTATTTGGAACTGGTATCGGTAGTGCAGCCCTAGTAGCAAGTTCTTATACACCTGGCTCAACTACGGTGCCGTTAACGGTAGCTAATTATTCGGCGGTTTCAGGAACAATTAGTTTCCTACCAGCAGCAAATTCTTTAAATAATATATATATACCTTTCACATTACCAACATCAAATGCAGGAGTTAGATATGTTACAACATTAAACTCAGCAAATGGAGCGACGGGAAAGTTTTATTTTTATCCAACAACATCTTCAATAACCATCACTGGAATGTCTGGAGATGGAACATATGCAACATACTATACATCCTCAACAGTATCAGTTGGATCAAGTGTAACTATTTCAGGTGCGACACCATCTGGATATAATGGAACCTATAGTATCACTTCTTTAGTTACGGGTGGATTTAAAGTATTGAATGCTACTACCACAACAGTGGGAACAGCAACAGGTGTCACTGGAAACGTAATTGGGGTTAATCAAACACAAGTAATTTCTTTATCAGATTTAACGGGGCAATTTGGAGCTTCAAACATAAGTACAGCATATACTGGAACATTAAATAGTTATTCTTCTGTTGATGTATCAAGCACAGGAACGGCAATATCAATTGCAACAAGATTAAATCCATTGATTACTACAATTCCAGTAGCACGAGTTGTTCCAATCACAAATGGATATATTTCTACTTTTGATTTTACAACAACGCCGTACGCTATTGCTGGAGAAATATATGAGTCATATACTGCATACACAACTTATGCCTTAACAAATGACTTCCCAGACTATATGACTGGATCAGTAGCTACAGCAACTGGTGGATCAAACGTTGCAAGTCAAAATCTTCTTACGGTAAACAACGTGCTAGATGACAATGGAATAACTGCCATCGCAGACTTTAGAAATTATCCAGGATATTTGATTACTGGAGCGGGAGTTCCAGCAAATACATTTGTTTCAGCAATAACATTGTTGAGTGCAGGAACATATCAACTTACTTTATCAACATATAACACTTCTACAAGTTCTGTTGTTGCATCTAATTTAACTACAACTGCATCAGGAACATATACATTTACTTCAATTGTATATACTGGTGGTGGACCAGCAACTATTCCTTCAATATTCTATGCACCAAGAAATGTTATTGTAAGGTATGTGGATGCATTTGGATATGAATCTTTATCTTCAAATGTTGTTTCAGTAACTCCTTCAAATCCAGCGGTTATTATTACTACAGCACCAAACCCGCCTTCTATAGCAAGTACCGCACAAGCATTAAATAGCATAACAATTCAACTTCAAACTACTGCTACATCAACTAAAGGATATTTCTTGAGTTATGGTACAACAGGTACCTTGCAGGCAAATATGACTATGATAAATATTCCATCTGTAAATTTTGTAAGTGGAACATCTACAACAAACTATTCCATACCCAATCTCACACCTGGAACATCTTATGATTTTATTGCACAGGCATATGATCAGTATAATAATGTTGGCGTAAATAGTACAACCCTAACTTCATCTACAACAACACAAACTGTAGCAACACCTACTGGCCTTTCTGTATCAGCAAAATCATACTCAGCTTTAGCATCATGGAACGATATGTCTCTTGCTTCACCTACTACTACAATCAGTACATATGGAGTATTATTGTTTGATAATACAAACATTATTACAAAGACTGCAACAGCGGGAGCAATAAATACATTTACTATAACTTTTGCAAATACAACGGGGCTATCTGTTGGCATGGCAGTATCTGGTACTGGTATTGGCACGGGAGCAGAAATAACCGCTATTAATGCTGGAACAAGCGTAGTTACATTAAATGTAAAAAATACAGCTGCCGTAACTGGAAATACCATTACTTTTTATCCATTACTTTTTGAGCAATATACCCCAGGAACAACTTTTGCTATTTCTGGCTTAGTAGCATCAACCTCTTATGGCGTTGCAGTATATACAAAAGATATCTATAATGTTGAAAGTATTCCAACTAATCCAGTAACAGTAACTCTAAATGCTTTGGGTGGAAGTAATGATGGGGTTGCTTCAAATGGCTTAACAGTGTCACCAACAATTACACCCATGTTTGGTGCACTACAGGTAGCTTGGCCTCTTGTTTCTAATCCAGATCCAGTTACATATGAAGTACATATATCAACTACAAATAATTTTACTCCAGATAGAAATACTGCAATAGTGACAGGTGCACAAGTATCAGGAGCAAATATTATTTATACAACCTCTGCTACTCATACATTTATTGCTGGACAAACAATTTCTTTATCTGGTATATCGCCAACGTTTGGAATTTCAAATGCAACTGTTTTAGCCTCGCCAGCACCTACATCTACTACGTTTGCTGTATCAAATAACATTGGTGCTACAGGATCTATTATTGGTCAGTATGCAACAGCGATGGCATATAGCACAACTCTTGCAATTCAAACATCGTCAACCTTTGCACTTATTAAAGCTTTACCAGGTGCCACATATGGAGCAGCTACGACACAGCTTGTATATTTCTCATCTGGAACTACTCCGCAAGTTTATTATACTAAGGTCGTTGCTAAAGACTTTAATGGTGCAGCAGCAGCAAGCCCACAAGCAAGTGGATCTACATTACAAGTATCCAATGGAGATGTCGCTGCAAATACTATTGCTGCAAATCAAATTCAAGCGGGTGCAGTAACTGCAAGTCAAGTTGACGCAACAATATTAAATACAAAATCATTCAGAGTTGGCTCAACAAGCCCTTATGCAATATATATTGATGGATCAGGAACATATAGCAATATACAAACTGCACAACCAGTAAATAGACTTTATTCAGGTACTGGCGTTTGGTTTAACAATGGAACTCCATTCTATATTGACACTGCTGGATACTTTTCATTAAATGATCAATTTAAATTTGACCCATCAACAAATGCTTTGACTGCAACAGGAACCATTAATGCTACAGCAGGTAATTTCGCTGGAGCAATGACTGTTAATAGTGGAACCATGAAAATTGGTAAAGGCGTAAACCCTATAAATATTCCAGTAAGTGGAACAGCAGCGGGGTCGCTTGATGGAATGTATATTAATAACTACAACCAATGGTATTCAAATGGATATTTTTCAGTAGGAGCTTCAGGAAATCAAGTTGTATGGGATCAAAATGCACTCAATATATCGGGACAAGTTAATGCAAGTAGAGGTTCATTTAATGGACCGTTATTAATTTCTTCAACTGGTTCTATTATTGCTGCTACAAGCTATACAATTTCTAATGTAGTGGCTACAACAACATATACAACATATACTATATCTCCAGCAGCTGCTTCAACATTTGTAGCGGGTCAATCAGTTACAGTAGTTGGAGTTTATCCTTCAGTATTTAATGTAACATCAGGAACCATTCTTGCTACCCCAGCACCTTCAACAACATCATTCTCTGTAGCATCAACTGGATTAAATACATATACTTATGCAAATAGTGGAACCGCCATGTTAACAAATAGTGGTGGAAGAGTTACAATTCAATCAAATAATATTTCTGCATACGATTCATCTGGAAATCCAACCACACAGATTCTAGGAAATGTAACTACTGGGACTGGAACATTTACCACAACTGATGCAAGAATTGGTAACTGGATAGTTGGAACAAATTCTATTCAAAACCTTGGATCAGCGGGTTCATACGTTGGAATTAATTCGCTTGCAGCAGCATCATATTCTATATGGGCAGGATCAACAGCATCAGGTGGAGATAATACTAAATTTGCAGTGACACCTTCAGGTACGCTATATGCCAACAATGCAATTATTACAGGTGGAACATTAGATGTTGGATCTATAGTACAGCCATTAAAGCTTACAACATCAGCAGCAACTGCATCTGGAACCACACTTACATTTACTACTACAGCAACTACAATTAATGGAGCGTCAGTTTCACCAGTTGCAGGTATGGTTGTTTATGCATATACTGCAGCGGGAATTCCATTATTGCCAGCAGGAACCACTGTAAGCTCTGTAACATCCACAACAGTTGTTTTAAGTGCAAGCGTATCAGCTAATATTCCAACATCAACAGTAATTATCTTTAGACCAGCATCTGGAGCACATATTGGAACTGATGGAACGCTGTATGCATCAAGTGCATACCTATCTGGCCCAATAAATGCAACTGGTGGATCTTTTACTGGAAACGTATTGATATCTGGAGGTTCATTATATTCTCCACAAACATCTGGAACATTGCCAGCATCAGGCACTCCAGGATTAATATTTAATCCTAGCGGACTATATGCTTGGACATCTGGCTCTACCTCAACACAATTACTTACAACGCCATCTACCGCCCCAGATGGAACGCTATATAATCTTTATAGTACTGCTGCATATCTAGGCGGATGGACAATTAATGCAAGTAAAATAGCCAGCATATCCTCTGGTGGAAATGGAAATATAGCCCTAGACTCGTCTGCAGGAACAATATCTGTATCAAATGGAAGCGTAGCTGGATATTCTGCTGGTATATATGGTGCAGCCACAACAACTGGCACTAACGTATTTTGGGCGGGAACAGGTGGTGCAGCAGGTGATTCAACAACAAATGCTTTTAGAGTCACATTAGGTGGAAAACTTTATGCAAGAGGAGCAGATATAACTGGTGCTATTACAGTTTCAACAGCTGGAACAGCAAGCACAAAAAATATTATAACAATTGATGCAGCTAAAGACTGGATATCTTTAGGTGATGTTGCTGGAACTGCATATTTAATAACAAGAAATAACAATGTTTATTTAACCGCACCAGCAGCTACTAGTACACAACCTTGGGGAGGATCGTCCCCTTCTCTTACTGATTCAACAGCACCTACGGGCACACCATTTCTTGCAATGGGAACATCAGCAAGCGGTGGCGGATTTAAAGATTCATATGGCACAAGAGTTAATGGAATTGGTATGTATACTGGTGCATGGGATTACTTTAGCACTGGATCAAGCAGCCCATTTATTAGTGCAACAACAACAGGACTACAACTTTCTGGTGGACCTGCAGTTGGAATGATAATTGATAAAGCGGGATCAACAAACTTTCCAACAACTGCTGGAATATTAATATATACTTCAACCAATCCAACAACATACACACCATCAACAACATATGGTTCGTGGGCTACATTCTCTAATGGTACAATTAATCTAAGTGCCAGTACAAATACATTTATAAGTTTATTTGGACCAACTTTACCCACAGGTTCGCCAACAGGAGCAACCACAAATAGCGTGTATATGCAAGCAGCAACAGGAGTTTATCAAGCTATGAATTCAAGTGGAATTTATATGCAGGCAAACTCAAATGTTTTTCAATCTTTTGCATCAACTGGAATTGTTATGCAAACCCTCGTGCCATCAAATACATATTATTATTATAATAACGGAACACAGTACTTTAATGCAGGGACACAGTATGTAAAACTTGGAACTAATGGATTATCAATCAATGGCCTTAGCGTGTATGGAGATATTTCACAATCTGGTACAAGCGATGGTGCTGCAGGAAGCTCAACCCTGACAACCAATGCTAATTTCTTGAGAACAATAATGGTTGCTCCTAACACCGTTACTTCAGCAGGAATTACAGCAGGAGATATAATTCGTGGATATGCAATATATAATGCACCAGCAGCAACAACCCCACAAGCTTCAAGCGGGTACGTAGGAGATTTGTGGGTATCATACTAAATGTTATATTTTAAAACAGCAACAAATACATGGACAACAACTAAAAAATTCTTTATTAAAACAGCAGTAAGTACATGGTCTCCTGCAAAAAGATTATATATAAAAACTGCAGTAGGAGTTTGGAAACAATTTTGGCCAAAAGTAGGTCCGTATACAACAGTTTCCCCCTGGTTTTCAACTAGCACTACTGGATCACCCGTATATGTAAATACTTATGTAAGACTCACCACCGCTGGCAATATACTTTATGGATTAAATGGTACATGGGACAATACTGGTTTTACGGGCACAAGCTATGCATATCGTGTTTTATTAAATAGCACTTCAACGGGTGGAACTTTAACTATTCCAACAGATTACACAACAGGATCACCGTTATCTGGAACGTATTCTTCAGCTGTAAAAGTTGATTTAAGAACAAAAAATTATAATGGACTTACCATTAACTCACAATGGGCTGGGCAGTATTTAGATTTTGAAATAACTGATAATAATACACAAAATATTCCAGGGGTTGATTTACAATCAACAGGTTGGTATAAAGTATGGGTTGTTTCTCAATCTCCTTCAAATACTAATTATGGGTTTACATACTCTACTGGAACCTTAAAGCCTGGGGCAACAATAACATGGACCGCTAACTGGGATAATACCGAACCATATGCAACAGATGCATCAAGGGGAACAGTTAAATGGTATAAAAGTACAACTCTATATACTGATGCTGCAAGCATAGTGTCAAATGCTACTCCAATAACTTCTGGGATAGGAATATCTCAGGGATGGAATGCAACAAATATGCAATTAATATCAACATATACAACAAATACAACTACAGATTTGAATAATTATTTTTATGTTATTGAAACAGAATATAATAGCGGTACAGATTATTCTGGATCACCAGTAATTGCTTTTGGATCAACAAGTTTGATGAGTTCTCCTCCAGTAGTTGTAACTGCTCCAACAATGACGGCAAGTTCGCCAGTAGGTTATATTTATGATTCTGCTAAAACAAATTCTGCAATATCTTTCACTGCTGGGGGAACAGTAAATATTAATACAGGAACTTGGACTCCAGCACCAAGCGGTACATATGCAGTGTCGTGGCTTCCATATTGGCTGAATTCTTCAACGGTGACAACAAATGGAACGGGAGGGTATATCACAAACTCATCTGGAAAAGTTTATACAACATATGTCCCCGTACCTGGAATATTTTATTCTGCAGGTGGGCTTGATACATCTCAAAACCAAAATCACTCATTTATTCTTCCAGCATATCAATATACAACTGCAACAGGAGCGGGAGGAGTAACAAGTGGTGGTAAATATATTACAAGCGAAACAATAGCAGAAAATGGAACAAGTGGGGCATATTCCGATTTTTATTATAATATTCCTCAATTAATGTATGATTTACCAGAGCAACAATCAATTACTGTTATGACCTGGACAGCAGATCAAGCTGCAGACGTAACTTGGGGAAGTCTTTATTCTTCTTCATATTATCAATTATCTTATTCTTCTGCTTCTAGCGGTCCCTGGACTAACATAGGAACAACAAAAACAACAAATAATAGTGCAATTAATTATACGGGATTGCCAGCTGGCTCATATTATTATAGTGTTATCGCTTATAACGCAGCGGGGGTAGGAATAAGAAGTGCCTCATATGGACCATATAACTCTACACCCGCACCTGGAACATTGCAATTTACATATAGCCAAGGCTTAAGTGGACTTATTGGTAATAATGGTTATATAAAAGCTACCGCAACAGGCGCAACATCTATGACTGCGACTATATATAGATCAGGTAGTAGTAGCTGGGCAACACAGACAACATATGATACAGCCACATCAAGCACTGGGACATTAATTTATAGTATACCAAGTTATGGATATTATTATATGTATGTAACGGCTACTAATTCTCATGGAACTACAAGCGATTATTCTACAATATATAACACAAATATATTTTATCCTGGAGTGCCAATAGGAACTTCATCACAATCAGTTGCAGCTACAACTTCCCTAGGAATAACTTTAAGTTATATTCCGTCAAACTGGAAATTAGTAGCTCAAAGTAGCTATTTAGGAGATAACGTAACATTTCAAAGTAATAATAATACTCTTGAATATTATGGTTCTTCATCAGCTACAACACCATCTTCAAGTGTTACCGCTACTGGAACTCTTCCAATTGGATCTTATACGACAAACAATACATTTACTGATACAGTGGTGCCACTTACTGGAAATACTACTTATTATTATTGGGTACGAGGAAGAAATAATGATCCCGTTCTTGGGTACTCTGGATGGATATATATGGGATCAGCTATTACGCCAGGGCCACCAGGAAATATTAGTAATATAGTAATAAAAAGTTTCACATCTGGAAATACATGGACTTATTATACAACAGGAACAAATACTCTTTCTGTTAACATCTATGGATATTATTATATAAGTGGCGCAGGCGTGTCTGTTTATTTGCCAAACATTACAAATTATGTGAATACAAGTGCTAATACCGCTTATGTCTTTACAGCATCACCAGGAAGTTCTTATACTACAACAACAGATATGTATCCATATACAGGCTCATCAATGCAGGGGGTTCCTGGAAGTGCAGCATTCTCAGGTGGGATAGTACCTACTGGACAAGATTTTCCAACAATATCGTGGGGAACTCAAACTCAAGGATCAGGTACATTTACTCAAGGATGGTCTTCCACCACTGCAAATGTTTATGACATAGATGTTAGAAATAACTTAGGAACATCACTAACTGGATATCCACTTACAGATTCAACCCTAACATCTGTTTCGCCAACGGGATTAACGAATGGATCAACATATACTGTTTATGTTACTCCAAAATATAAATATGCTACAGGACTATCGTATTCTGGTTCACAACTAAATCAGACAGCAGTTCCTGTTGCACCTGTGGGTGCATTTACAATTAATAATGTGTACAATGCAAGTACTGCACCAACAACTCCAAGTACACCAACAATAGTTCAAGGAACTGGATCAACTTATATAAATGCTGTTATGTTGGATTGGGTTGTTGGTTCAAAGCCATCTAATACATCTTCATATACAGAAACTATTTATGGAACAAGTTTTAGCAATGGAAACTATACAGTTTTATCCCCATATATATCTACGGGTCATACAGCAACTGATTTTTTATCTACATCTACGTCATTAGGCCAAGGGAATGGAACATATGATGATTACTGGCCCATAACTAATTCTGGAACTTTTTATGCCACTATAACTGCAGTTGGAGCTAACAAGGTGGCGGGAGTAAGCTGGGCATCAGCAACAAATGCTGGAAGCTATAAAGTAAATTATACAATATCTGGAGCCACTTCTGGAAATGGAACATTTACAAGTGCTTCTCAAACAGGTACAACCTTTACATTAGATATGACTGCAAATGGAGGAACATTTACATTAAACAATGTAACTGCATATTCAACAACAGATGGAACTGGAACTAATACAAATTTAGGAACTCTGCCAACAACAACAGCAATTACTCCAAGCTATGCAACAGCAGCAGGAGGCCTAGGGTCATTTAATGCAACATATTCTGTTATTCCATCAGCACCTACATTTGTAGTTATTCAGGGCTCTTCAGGAGTTTCTGGTACACAAGGATACATATCTGTTTCATCAACAAATGCTTCTAGTATTGTAGTCTCAATATATAGAGCTACAAATGGTGGCGGGGTTTCTTCATATGGAAATGTAAACACTTATTTATTATATGATTCTGGAACAATAGATACATCGTTAAATAAGTTATACGATATACCAGAAGCTGGATATTATTATATGGTAGCAACTGGATGGAGTGGTCCAAATGGTACAGGGCAAAACAGCACAACAACATATTCAAATGTTAGTGGTCAAACAGGAACAACGGCAAACTGGTTCTATCCTGGTGCTCCACAATCACCAACATCCAAAGGAGTAACAATAGGTACAACTACTCTTACACCTTCATGGACCCAATATAATGATTCTACATATAACTATTGGTCTACCATTAAAAACAATATTCATAATACTTCCCCAGCTACAGCTGCTAGATATGATATTTATTCATCTTCAATTAACTCTGCACCAATTTCTTCAACAGCTGCAACCTACACAGCACTAGATACGGCAAGCTCATATGTTGACTCCTTAGCAGCTGCAACAACAAGATACTACTGGGTTAGAGGAGTTAATTATAATGGAAATGGATCCTGGGTAAGTTTAGGTGGTGCTACTACTAGTGCAACCACCACTACTACAACTACTACTACAACCACTACAACTACTACTGCAGCACCAACTACTACAACCACTACTACAACTACTACAACTACTACTGCAGCACCAACTACAACTACTACTGCAGCACCTATCACTATACCAAATACGGTAAATAATTTGACAGCCAGTTCAGCAGCATCGGGAGTAACTTTACCATTTAGTGCAAGTTGGTCAGCACCAACAGTTGATTCAACACATAGTGCAGCTACGGGATATGACTTTTATGTACAATGCGGAATGTTACAGGCAGGTCCATTTTCTAATGTTTATACAAACGCAACACCAACTTCACCAGGCACAACAGCTGGACTTTCTTTAGCGGGTACACAAACTACTGGAAGCTATAAATGGGTAAGAATTTATGTACGTGCAAAAAATAGTGCAGGTGCTTCAGCATATGTTGGAGCTGTAGGATAATAAATAATGATTCTTCATTCATATAAGATTTTTACACAACACTACAAATATACATTAACAGACAAGGACCAGTGATTCAATAAAATGAATAATAATAAATACTTTTTTCCAATAAGTATGGCGCAAATAGATCCAAATGGTTTATGCAACTTGTGCATCAGCAATTTGGGGTTAAAATGAAAATTGCAATAACAGCATATGTTGATGAATTTTGGAATAATAAATTTATAGACGAATGCAATCTAATGACTTTTAGCGGTCAGGATTTAGATGAAAGATTTACTTTTATAATTTATGCTCATCCAGATGTAGCGGATTATATAGATTTATACACAAATGTTAAAGTATTTAAATATATTGTTCCAGAAAAAAAATATTATAAAGATTATAGTTTTGCTAAATCTTTAGTTTTTCCATATGATAAACCAGAATATCTTGAAGAATATGACTATGTTTGTAAAACAGATACAGATGTTTTATTTACTTCAAAAATGAATGAATTTCCATTTAATAAACATGATATATATATTGGAAGAGGGAACTATACGACAAATGAAAATCAAATAAAAGACTATTATGTTGCAGCCAGAATGTTTGGTTATCCAGAGTATAAAAGAATAAGCGATATGGGTCCAACAATAATTTGTTCAAAAGAAAATTTAATAGAAATTATGAGGTTATCAGATGATCTTTGTAAAAATATATATTATGGATGGCATGATGATGGTGAATGGGGCAAATCCTTTTTTAGAGGAACAATAGGCTTAAGCACTGGCGTATGTTCATTGTACGCAGCAGAAATAATCTTGTCTTCTGTATATAAAGAAAAAAATGTTAAGGTAATTGATACCATTGATTCTGGATCTGACTGGTTAGATTATTACAAAAACTATTATCATTTTCATTGTTATCATCACGATTTTATATACTCTAAGTTTCAAGCAAGATACGGGTCATATAATAACCTAGAATATCAGGCAGGCAACTCAGCAGCAGCATACTGTATTAATCTTTATTTAAAAAGAAAAAAAATGGGTGAAGAAAACCCAGAATTATTTAAAAAACCCACATTTAACAACGAACCTTTGCCAGAAGTATTTGCTGGAATACCACAAATAAAGTATAATAAAGAGCAACCATACGGAGAAAATTTATGAAAAGTATATTTATTCAATTAGCTGCATATCATGATTTTGAGTTACCTAGAACTATCAGGGATGCTATAAATAAAAGTTCTGGAAAATATCAAATTAATTTTGGAGTACATCTTTGTTATTTTGAAAAACAAGAAATTACTATACCAGAACTAGAATGTGTAAAGTATAAAGTAAGCAAGGCTCCAGAGAATATAGGGCTGGGAGTTGGAAGATCAATAGCTCATAGTTTTTATAACGGAGAAGATTATTATTTTCAAATAGATTCACATAGCAGATTTATAGATGGATGGGATGAATATTTAGTTAATCTTACACAAGAATATCAGTCTATGGGAATTAAAAAACCATTAATAACTAATTATCCAAAAAACTATTGGTATAATGATGATTTCTCAATAGACGAAGATCGTGGAAATTCAGTTTCAGAAATTAGTTTTCATGAAAATGTACAACAGTTTAAAGATATAATGATACCAACACAAACAGCTATGCCAAACCCAAAAGACAACATTTTTTCAAGATCAATCTCAGGTGGCTCTGTTTTTACAGTTGGGCCATTTATAACACCCAATACAGACATAGCTTTTTATGGAGAAGAAATTTTTATTGCAGCAAGGGCATATACTAACGGATTTACCCCAGTGGTTCCAACAAAACAATTTATGTCGCATTTATACTTTGACCACACAAACCCGCCTAAAAATATGAGAAGGTTAATATGGTCTGATTTTCAAGATCAATTTGCAGAAATTGATGTAATCTCTAAAAAAGAAATTATAGATACTTTTGTCTTTAAAAAAGTTGGAAAATTACATTTAGGCGAGGAAAGGTCTTTATCTGAATATGGCCTTTTTGCGGGGTTAGACTTTGAAAACAGAGAAGTCTTAGTTGACTCAAAGTAAGCTATAATGGTATAATAAGAAAGGAGGAAACAAAATGAATCTAGAATTAAGCGTAGAAGACAAGCTCACAATTGTGCAGCAACACTTGAAGAATATCCTATATTCTGAGTATAATCAACAGATTAGCCTACTTGAGTCTCAAGCAGTAACAATTCCAAATCAATCAAACATTGATGGCGTAAATTTACAACTTGCAAGTATTGCTTCTCAAAAGTTAGTTTTGCAAAATGAGATTAAATCTCTTGAAGCAGCTCAGGCAGCAGAATTGTCAGCTCAAGCAGCAGCAGACAAAACAGCCTCTACTATAACCAAGTAAATAGAAACGGAATACAATGGATAAAGCAGAATTAATCATTACTGCTCTACAACAACGTATTGGTGAATTAGTTTCAAATTATGAGACTCAAATCGCTGTACTTAGAGCAGAAATTACACAAGTAATGCAGGATCAAGAAGATAAGCAGAAAGCTATAGATGAATATTCTCAAAGCCTTTCAGAAAAAACAAACACAAAGCAATAAAACATACAACCCTATAGTCCCTAGCGGATTAATTGCTCATACTGAAAAAGGATATTTTTACATCAAAGGTGTAAAAAGATTTAAATTTGTTTCAGAAAAGGCAATGTTGTCATGGGATCTTCCCGTCGTTATTACAACAGAATCCAAAATGGCGGGATTTGGAATAACAGGAGTGTTGGGCTTTAGAGATGGATCTTTGGTCCAAAACATTGCAGATGGTAAAATATATCTTATAAGCGATTCAAAAAGAAGGCACATTACCAATCCAGATGTGATAGAATGGGTTAGTAAAGAAGTTCTTAAAGTTAGTGAAAAAGATATATCCACGCACGTTGAAGGAGATACACTAGATGCTTAAGAGAAGTTCTAAAATTTAATAATGTATACTCCTATCAGAGTTTGGACAAAACGTGATAGAAGAATTAGTCGGGAAGGCTATGTATTAATCAGAGTCCCCGAACATCCAAAAGCCTTCAGGGGCTTTTATTATGAACACAGACTGATGATAGAAAAACAACTAAATAGAGTTATTGAAGATTGGGAAACCATTCATCACATAAATAAAGATAAAACAGATAATAGATTAGTTAATCTTTTTTTATGCTCAAGAATAGAACATAACAAAGCACACGTTGCTTGACAGAATATAACATAGTACGCTACAATTAACTAAACCTAGAAAAAGGATTATATGACTAATGACTTAAAGTGGATGATGGTATCGGATATTCATTTCCCCCGCCATGATCCAAGAAAAGTAGAACTCTTTATGAAAGTTATGAAGTGGTTCAAGCCAGACGCAGTTGACCTACTTGGAGACATTGACGATGCAGATTCAACATCACGTTGGGCAGCAGAATATCCTGCAGAATTTAGTATTCCAGTCAGTGATGGCGGAGTAACAGGAACAAGAGATTTTCTTGCAGATCTTAGACAGATTGCAGGACCAGAAGCAGAATTACATTTTCACGATGGTAATCATGGCTGGACAAGACATGGTGATTACTTGGCAAAGAAAGCTCCAGCATTTCTAGAATTCATTACACCAGATTCACTCTATGAATATAAAAAGCATGGCATTAACTGGCACGAATATAACGAGCCTCCTGTTAAACGCTATGGTGATATGTATGGTCATCATGGCGAGTCCATTTCTAAACACTCTGGAGAATCTGTACGTAATGATGTCAACAACTGGGGAGTTTCTCTAGTTCGTGGACATTCTCACCGCATGGGAGCCTATTTTCAAACATACAATATCACGGGGCAAGAGCAACGTGGATATGAAATTGGCCACCTATGCGATGAAACCAAGATGGATTATTCAATTCAAAAGAATTGGCAGGCTGGATTTGCAGTGGCACATGTTGTCAATGACTATCCACACATGCAATTAATCCAAATAACAAGAGACTACACTTGTGTAGTTGACGGTAAAATTTTTACCGCATAACATATAAGGAGAAACAAATGAACGCAAAGACAAAGGTACTTGTAGAGCATTATCTATATGCGACTGCAACCGCAGCAGTAGCCATTTATCAGGGTGGAAACCATGATATTAAGAAGGTAGCATGGGCAGCACTCGTTGGTGTACTTGGTCCAGTTCTTAAGGCTGTTATTGACAAGGCAAAGCCAGCAGCTAAGTAATCAGATAAACAATTAAATAATGATGAAATGCAAAAAATGCAAGGGAAGAGTATTCGTAGACAGGGTTTATGCCCAGAATTTACGTGTGGAGCTTTTTTGCATTATGTGTGGCAAAAGATGGATGGTCAGAAGAGAAAATAGGTTTGCATCATGGATCGCAAAAAACGAGGAAAAACTACACCACAACTTCGGTATTTCTATTTAAATTCCAAGTTGCATAAAGTTTTAAGACGTTCACGAGCCGAGGACCTATTAGTCGCTTGGGACTATCAGTTGGAAAAGCGTGTTGCTTATAATTTGACGGAAGTTAATAAAAATAAACAACACGCTTACCCAATCTCTGAAGTTGTTAAAATTATTGGTAAGCATGAAGACACCATTAAGTGGCATCTATATCGTGGAGATATAAAGTTTCCGCAACAAATTTATTCTTTAAATGGAAATAAAACTCCAGGAAAATATTTTTGGAGTGAAGACGACGTTAGAAAAATGCATGATTTCTTTAAAACAGTTCATAGAGGTAGACCAAGATTAGATGGCGGGATCACCCCAGGAGATATGCCTAGTAGAGCGGAAATAGAAGCTATAATGAAACAAGAGAACATCTTATATGTTAAAAACAATGAAGGGGAATTTGTCCCAGTTTGGAAGCAACCTGAATGGTAAATGATAAATTAAGTAAAGAAGCAAAACAAGTATTAGATTCAGCAATTAGAGTTTTAGAATATGCAATGGAGATCGCTGGACAAAAGGATGACCTAGATGGTATGATAGCCATATCAGACAGACTGATGATGTTGTATCAGCATCTTGCAGACAAAGGTACTAAGAAGTTTAAGCCAGGGTTTGCTTTAATTGAAAGGGACGATGTAAAAGATGACGAACCAAACGAACGTTAAGGTTGAATTACAATTTACTCGCAACCTAGGAAATTATGAAAGCCTTAAGGTTGGAATTGGAATTGAAGATTTTAAGAGGGACAATGAAAGTATTGATGAAGCCACCAATAGGGTGTATACTTTCGTTGAGAACAAGTTAATGGAAAAAGTTAACGAAATTGAAGATGAATTGACTAAGGGTAAAGGAAAGAAATGACCAAAGATGAAGCAAAGCTAGCCTACGGCTTAGTTGGGCTTTATTGTACTCTTTATAAAGAAGTTTATAAGAAGACTGCAATTGTAAATAGGTACCGTGAAAAGTGGGCTATGCAAGATGTAGTTGATAGTGTTGGATATGACAGAGCCAAGGTACTATTAGAATATTATTTTAAGATCTCAAAGCCAGGGCATCCTATATCTTGGTTTTTTTATAACTTTGAAAAGCTAGATTTAACTTTACAACAAACACAAGAAGATAAATCCCGTCGGGAATTAATCAGGGCAAAGACAAAATCTATGGTTGAAGAAAGAGACAATGAACACTGAATCCGCAGTCATCACGGCAGTATGTGAGAACAAAGATATTTCTACGGTTCTTGCAGATAATATTGATGAAGTCTTTACTTCCCACAGAGATGTTTGGGAAGGCCTAAAGTCCTATTACCTTAAATTTAAGGCTGTTCCAGATATCTCAGTTCTTACTGAAAGATTTAAAGACTTTGAACCAGAGAAGGTAAAAGGCGAGACTGCTTATTATGTTGACAGATTAAAAAATGAATACCTTGCTGGTAGATTAAGAAACCTTCTTCTCACCTCTGGTGCAAGTCTAAAAACAGAAGCGTCGGGAAGAGTTATTTCTCAAATGCAATCTGAACTAAATAGTCTTGGCAAATTAACTGCTAATGTAAGAGATGTTGACCTTACAGATTTTAAATCTGCAGAAAAGCATTTTGAAGCAGTAAGAGATCGTTCAAATGCGATGGGCGGAAGTCCAGGAATTATGACAGGGTTTAAGGCTATTGACTATGCCTACCCCACTGGAATGGCTCCAGGACACCTTATAGTGATGATTGGTTGGCCAGGTAAGGGTAAGACATGGTTCTCATCTTATCTAGCCTGTAAGGCTTGGGAACAGGGTTTTAAGCCTATGATTGTTTCACTTGAAATGACTCCAGAAAACATGAGAGACCGTATTTATACTATGATGGGCTCTGGTTTATTTAAAGCTTCAGATTTTTCAAGAGGAGCAATTGATATTGATGCTTTTGATGACTGGGGAACAAAAAAGTTTGCAGACAAAAATCAATTCATCTTGGTGTCCAATGAAGGTTCAGGTCAAGTAACACCTACAACAGTTCAAGCCAAGATTGACCAGCATAAGCCAGATCTTGTCATTGTAGATTATCATCAATTATTTTCTGATTCAAATAACTCAAAAGCTCCTACAGAGCGTAACATGAATATTTCTCGTGAATTTAAAATGCTTGCAGTCAGAAATAATATTCCAGTAATTGATATTACTGCAGCAACCGCCGAAGAGTCATCAGACCATGATTCTCCACCAATGCTTAATCAGGTGGCTTGGTCAAAGGCTATTGAATATGATGCAGATATGGCAATTGCAATTCACAAAACTCCAGATACAAACATCATGGAAATTGTTAGTAGAAAAAATCGTCATGGTACAGAGTTTGGCTTTTATTTAGATTGGGATATAAATCGGGGAATTGTAACTGAGCTTTATGATAACCCAATTCAATAAATATGTAATGACTGCTTATCTTGGTATAATTGTACCAAAGATAGGTGGATCATGTACCCAAGAAAGATACATGACTTTTGGATTAGTGGGACAATCAAAGATGACTCTATATTCCAAAGCTCAAGAGAAAATTACGAGAGACTTCTAGTCCAGCAGATGCGGGATAAAGGATATGTTCCTGTACTTGACATGCAGCCACAGTTTAATGTAAAATATAATGAAGAGAAAGATCACTATTCTTTCAATCTCGTTATGTATGGAATGTATCTTGGAAAATCCAAGGCACTTCAATATGAAGGATTTTCGGGTCAGAGTTTAATACTTAAAGGAAAATAAATGACAGATGCATATAGTAAGGCGGATCTCCGCTCTATTCTGCGTTCTTGCAATATTGAAGTAGTTTCAGAAACAGGAACAGACTTTTTATGCCTATGTCCTTTTCATCATAATACAGACTCTCCAGCATTTGCAGTAAGTTATTCAAAAGGCTTATACATCTGCTATAACCAAAATTGCAACTCCTCTGGAACAATATTAGATTTAGTTAAAGCACTTACAAAAAGAAATGATTTTGAAGCTTTGCGTTTTATATCCGCAAACAAGCAATCTGAGGGAGAAGCATTTGAGGACGGGTTAAAAGAACTTCTTGATGAAAAGCCAGACTTTACAGAATTTCCAAAAGAGACTCTTGCCAAGTTATATAATAATCTGTTGTCTAATGAAAAAGCCAAAGAGTATTTTGCCTCACGTAAAATTAATTATGATGCCATTGCACACTTTTCATTAGGATATTCTGAAAATATGAGCATGGTCACTGTGCCATTACACTCACCAGATGGCCTACCCGTTGGTATTATTGGAAGATCAATAGAGGGCAAGTCTTTTAAAAATAGCCCCAACCTTCCACGAAATAAAACAATGTTTAATTTGCATAGAGCTAAGCGTGAAGGTGGAACAATAATCGTTGTTGAGTCTAGCTTTGATGCTATACGATTATGGCAGGCGGGATATCCAAATGCTGTCGCTACATTAGGTGGAAGTATCTCAGATACCAACATTAATCATTTAAACAAGTATTCATCTACCATTATTATAATGACAGATAATGATACTGCTGGAAGAGCACTTGGAAGTACAATCGCTAACAAATTAAAGAATAAAAATATTCTTTGGGCATCATATGACTATAACACAGTCTATCCACATGGAGCCAAAGATGTGGGAGATCTCACAGATGAAGAAATAAAAATATGCGTAAAGAGTGCAATTCCGCACTTTGAGTATGCACTTTTATGATATAATAGAAACACAGGGCACCAAACAGCCCCTTACACTAAGGAGAAATATATGGGAATAGTAAAAGGCTTAAATGCCATGAACAAGGCAATGGACAAACCAGCAAACACTGGTGATTCACAAAAAGGAAGATGGCTACAACTTAAAGATGGTCAATCTCTAAAAATCCGTTTTATGCAAGAAATTGATCCAGACTCACCAAGTTATTTGGAAAAAGCTGGTTTAGCATTTATTGCAATTGAACACACAAATCCAAAAGATTACAAGCGAAAAGCTCTTTGCACAATTGAAGACCAAGGCCGTTGCTTTGGTTGCGAACAACATCGCCGTGACATCAAGGCTGGCTGGAAGGGTCGTTCACGATTCTACGCCAACGTTCTTGTTGATGACGGTACTGAAGAGCCTTACGTTGCAATCTTTTCACAAGGCGCAGGACCAAAATCTGCAACTCCTGAGATTATTAATTATGCAGGAGAGACTGGAAGCATTTCAAATCTTAATTGGAAGTTAAAGCGTACAGGCACTTCAACAGAGACTAATTATTCAATTATTCCTCTGCCAACTGCAGATGCTTCTCCAATTGATTTAACTAAGCACGAACTATTTGATCTTGAAAAATCAGCAGTACGTGATGTTCCATACGAAGAGCAGGAGAATTTCTATCTAGGAATTACTTCAGACTCATCTGGAGAAACTGCTTCATCATCCTCATCAGCCGTTGAGTGGTAAACTAAAAAACTAATAGAAAAGATAAACATGTCTGACTTTGTACATTTACATGTCCATAGCCATTACTCGTTGATGGATGGGCTTAATACACCTCACGAATTACTTGAGGCTGCAAAGAATCAAGGTCAGTCATGTTTGTCTATTACAGATCATGGGTCGCTAGCTTCCCATAGAGACATGCAGATTGCTGCAAAAGAATTGGGAATGAAGCCCATTCTAGGTCTAGAAGCATATATCTCTGCAACAGATAGATTTGATAAAAGAGCTGTTTCAAAGCGTGATGACAATACTTCACTCTATAATCACATTATTTTGCTTGCAAAAAATGATGAAGGCGTAAAGAATTTACAAAAGCTTTCACAGATTGCTTGGACCGAAGGTTATTATCACAAGCCACGAATTGATATGGAAGCCCTTTTTGAATTCGGTGACGGTATAATTGTAGTGTCAGGGTGTATGAATGGACTTATTTCCAAAGCAATTGAACGTGGGGATAATGAAAAGGCAAGAGAATATGTTAAATCATTCAAAGAACGTTTTGGAAAAGATTTTTACATTGAAGTTCAAGCCCATAACCCTGAAAGTTTAAATACCGCATTGCTTTCATTAGCAGACGAGTTTGGGGTGAAGCCAGTTGCTACAGGAGACTGTCATTTTGCAAAGAAAGAAGAGAGGGATTTGGAAGAACTCCTCCTTATCTTATCCACAAAGCCTACGCAAAACAAAGAAGCAGATTACGCAAGTGGTCGTGCACAATCTAATATTATTGATCGCTTTGATCATCTTTATCCCAATCGCCCTATTTCTTTCGCTGATATTAACGTTTATATTCAATCCTATTCTGAAATTAGTATGGACTTTGAAAAAGCGGGGATTACAAGAAAAGATATATACGAATCAACAATAGAAATATCTAATAAGGTTGAAGTTTATGATTTTCATGAGAATCTTGACTTGCTGCCAGTACCAAAAGCAAATGCACTAAAAACAGTTAAAAAAATGTGTGAAGAATCTCTAATAGAAAAAGGACTAGATAATGAGAGATACAGAGAAAGACTCCAAGAAGAGCTTAAGATCATTGATGACAAAAACTTTGCTAGTTATTTCCTTGTTGTTGGTGATATGGTTGGTTGGGCAAAGACAAATGAAATCATGGTTGGCCCAGGACGAGGATCCGCTGCTGGATCTTTAGTATGTTATTTGATGGGTATTACAGAAGTAGACCCAATCGTTTATGACTTATTGTTTTTTCGCTTTATTAATCCAGAGCGTAATGATTTTCCCGATATTGATACAGATTTTATGGATCGTCGTCGTGGAGAAGTAAAAGAATATTTGCGTAAGAAGTTTAAGCATGTTGCTTCTATTTCTACATTTCAATACTTTAAAGACAAGGGAGTAATTCGTGACGTTGCTAGAACATTCCTTATCCCACTTGGTGAAGTTAATAAGGCACTTAAGGGTGTTGAGACGTTTGAAGAATATGAAACAAGTGCATCCACAGAAGAATTTCGTAAGAAATATCCAGAAGTAACTAAATATGCTTCAATGCTGCGTGGCAAAATTCGTGGCAATGGAATGCATGCTGCAGGAGTAGTTGTAGCAAAGGATGATATCAGTAAATATGTTCCAATTGAAACACGCAAAGATCCAAATGAATCCGTCTCTGGTCGTATTCCTGTAGTAGCTTATGACATGGAGCAGGCTGCGGATATTGGTTTGATTAAGTTGGATGTACTTGGACTTAAAACACTTTCAGTTATTGATGATGCAATAAGGACTATTGAACATATTAAAAAGAAGAAAATTAATCTTAAAGACATAACGCTGGATGATCCAAAAGTATTTGAAGATTTATCTAATGGATATACAAAGGGTGTGTTTCAAGCAGAAGCAACTCCATACACCAACCTTCTTATGAAAATGGGTGTAAACAACTTTGAAGATTTGGCTGCATCAAACGCTTTAGTTCGTCCAGGGGCCATGAATACGGTTGGAGGATCCTATATCAGACGTAAGCGTGGTGAGGAGATGACAACTTATGCACACCCAATTATGCAAGAGTTTACAGCCAGAACTTATGGAGTTATTATTTATCAGGAACAGGTTATGCAAGCTTGCGTACATTTGGGCGGGATGTCATGGGTAGATGCTGATAAGGTTAGAAAGATTATTGGAAAGAAGAAAGATGCAAGTGAATTTGATCAATATAAAGACCAATTTATCACGGGTGCTAGCAAGTATATTACTGCCGAAGATGCCCAAAAATTATGGCACGATTTTGAAGCCCACGCAGGCTATTCTTTTAACCGTTCGCATGCTATTGCTTACTCCATGCTTAGCTATTACACTGCTTGGCTTAAGCATTATTATCCCCTTGAGTTTATGTTTGCCGTTCTCAAGAATGAAAAAGATAAGGATGCACGTACTGACTATTTGTTGGAAGCAAAGCGATTGGGTATCAAAGTCTTGCTTCCGCATATTAACGAGTCGGAGCTTGACTTCAGTATCCAAGGTAACTCAATAAGGTTTGGTCTATCAAACATTAAGTATATCTCAGATAATATTGGAAGTAAGATAACTTTAACACGACCATTTAAATCGTATTCAGATTTTATAGATAAGGCAAGAGAAAAAGGCAGTGGTATTAATTCAAGGGCCATTGATTCTCTTAATATGATTGGTGCTGCTGCTTTTCCAGATAATCCAAGAAGCGGTACAGAGAATGAAAAGCTTTATGAATACTTAGGCATACCGAAGTTTGATACAGGAAAGCTTAGCCCAAAGATTAAATCTCAGGTTAACCCGCTAGAAGACTTTCTTGAAGAAGGATGTTTTGTTATTCTTGCAATGGTAAAGTCAATCAAGAAAGGGCAGGGGTGGTCTAGAGTAGAATTAGTTGATGACACTGGATCTGTTGGTATATTCCATTCTGAAAATACTCAGATTGAGACTGGAATGATGTATTTTTTCCTTGTAGGAGATAATCGTATTCACAAGTATATTACAATTAACGATGTTGTTGAAAAAGTTGATGACCCATTTGTTCATTGGCTTTATAAGGATAAATTAAAGATTGAAAATGGAAAGCGTTTGGTTCTTGATTTTACTAACTACAAAACAAAGGCTAACAAAATGATGGCACATATAATTTTGTCTGATGCAGATAAGAATCTTGAGAGAGTAATTGCTTTCCCAAAGCTGTATACGAAAGCTTTGGGTAAAATGAAGGCGGGATCTATCTGTGACCCTGCCATAGCTAAAATGGATGATGGAACCCTATTTGTAAAGGAGGTGAACTAATGACAGAAGAGACAACACAAGAGGCAGTTGAAGCAGATGGTAACGTTCAAATTTCAGTTGAACAAATCCTAGCATCAATTCTAACAACACTTGGATCAGTTGAGGTATCTCTAGAAAATCTAATCAAAGATTATTCTGGTAAGAATATTGCAGTTAACCAAGATGAAACTACTAAGGCTTTGACTTTTACTTTGGCTGATAAGCCAGAGGAAGAGCAAGCAGAAACCGAATAAATAAGGTATAATAAAGTATATGGCTCAATCCTATGTACTTAAAGGAACGGAAAACGAGTATCTGCTAGTAATAAGAGCAGAAGACGAAAGGGCAATCTATAATATTATAGATTTCTTAGCAACAAGCCGTAATGAACAGATTAAAGAATTAGCAATAGACCTAGAAAAGAGTATGAATGATAGCGGAAGAGATTCTAGCAAAACTGGACCCAAAAACAAGAGCAAGAGTGCAGTTAGCAACAAAGATAGACGTAGAAAAGCAAAAGACACCTAGTATTGGATTGAACATGGCCTTAAAGGGCGGGTTTGGTTATGGTCGTCAAATTCTTGTATGGGGAAATAAATCCGCTGGTAAATCATCATTTTGTTTACAGATGATTGCTGATGCACAAAAAAATGGTAAGACTTGTGCTTGGATTGATGCAGAAGCATCTTATTCAGCAGATTGGGCAAGAAAGCTTGGAGTTGATTCAGATAAGCTTATTTATTCATCTGCTAAATCTATTAATGATATGGTTGATGTTGCACAACAATTGATGGAAGCGGGAGTAGATTTAATAGTGGTTGATTCTATTTCAGCACTACTCCCCGCTATCTATTTTGAAAAAGATAGCACAGATTTAAAGAAACTTGAAGACACCAAACAGATTGGTGCAGAAGCAAAGGACATGACACATGCAGTCAAAATGCTTAATTATGCCAATAAAAATACGCTGCTTGTACTTATTTCGCAGCAGAGAAATCAGTTCGGATCTATGCATGCCTCTCACATTCCAACAGGGGGCATGGCTGTTAAATTTTTCTCATCAACCATCATTAAGCTTTGGTCTTCTGAAGCCGAAGCAAATGCTATTAAATCTGGCATCCAAGTTGGCGATAAGATTATTGAACAAAGAGTTGGCCGTCCCGTTAACTGGATTGTTGACTATAACAAACTCGGACCCCCTAACCTTTCAGGTCAATACGACTTTTATTATCAAGGGGAAAATGTGGGAATTGACGGTGTTGGAGAAATCCTTGATACAGCCGAAATGATGGGTATTGTTCAAAAAGGCGGTGCTTGGTATACAGTTAATGAAGAAAGATTTCAAGGTCGTGCAAAAGCTGTGCAGTACCTTAGAGAGAATCCAGAAGTTGTAACAAAACTTGAAAAGGAAATCTATGACAAGTCTTGAGCAGTTTTTAAGTAAAGATAAAAAAGTAGATGTAGTTATTAATGAACCTGCAAGTGGTTCTTTTCAATGCCAAGACAATGACTGTAAAGAGATTACATATGACGGATACATTGATAGAATGCATAACAGAATCCATTGGACTTGTTCAAACGGTCATGATTCTAGTGTGGTTATTTAATGTCAGAGCGTGGGGAAATTAAGCGTGATGGAGCAAAAGGTCAAAAAAATTCTGGTCGTGGGGACTACCAAAAAGGGGATGCTATCTGGCATGATTTTGTGGTTGATTATAAAGAGTACGAAAAATCAATATCTATCTCAAAAACTATATGGGCTAAAATTTGTACAGATACTTTTAAAGTTAGTAGGAATAAAAGCCCAGTACTTAAACTGGTACTCGGTGGCGAAGGTTCTAAAACTAGACTTGCGGTCATAGAATGGGCATTGCTAGAACAATTAATAGAGTGTTGGGAGACACATAATGATTAAAGATGAAGACCTTAATGAATTTCAAATTTGGTTTAATAATGGAGTTGAGCGTGGTTGGATTACAGATATGTTTTGTGCCACACACGATGGCGTTCCATCTTTAACAGAAGAAGAAGAAAATGAATGGGAAGAAGGCGGAGATCCATGTCAATTCTGTGTTAGGATTATGGAATGACAGAAAAGCCAACTATTGAATTAATTAGTGAATTAACAGAATTCAATGATCTCAAAGATTTTATGAACGATAAAGATCTAGACTTTGCACTTGATTTAATTATCAAGTTAATTGCCAAGCCAGATGTTCCTTCATCTAAGGCTCCTGATCTTATAGTAAAGATGCAAGCTCTCAGTGCTAAATTTGCAGTCCTTTCTAGATACTATACCACCTTTGAAAAAGGCGGGGAGAATGCAAAAAAGAAGAACGTATACTACACAGCAGAAGAAGCAATAAATAGACTAGTAGATGCTCTTAAGTATTCTGCAAGATATGGGGCATAATGGCTAGAGATTTAATAGCAAACTTAAAGTTTCAAAAGGTGTTAGATCCAAATGGATTTGACCCAAATGAGTTTGCAAAAATGTATGAAGAAGCAGTTTTAAGTGGAAAGAGGCCAAATGAATTTACTCAAAAGAAAACTTTTAGTCCTAGCGGTGTTGGTTATGGTAACGGTAACTGCCCTAGATATTGGTTCATTGCTTTTACTGGTGCTGAATTTGAAAATGAAACCGATGCTATGGGTGTCGTTAATATGGATAATGGTACGTATGTCCATGATCGCATACAGAAAGTCATGGCTAAAACACCAGTATTCAAGGCGAATGAAACAGAAGTTACCAATGATGATCCACCAATTAGAGGATTTGCAGACACTTTTATTGACTGGAATGGAAAAGAAGTAGTAGGGGAAATTAAATCCGCTAAGGAAGAAATTTTTGCAATTAGACAAGCTGAAATGCAGGGTCTACCTTATCATAAAGTTCAGCTTCTTACATATATGAAAATTCGTGGAGCAGAACAAGGTTTCTTTTTCTATGAAAATAAGAATGATAATAGTTTCTTAATTATTCCAATTAATATGGACGAAAAGAATACTAAACTTGTTGACGGAGTATGGGACTGGATGCGTAAAGTTTATGGTGCATACGAGGCTGGAACTTTGCCAGAGAGAACATTCACCAAGTCGCAATGGGCTTGTAAGGGTTGTCCAGTAAAGAAAGTATGTTGGGAAGATAAGAAAGACCTTGGCGAAGTTTATATAGAACCATTGGTGCTTGAAAAGTGAAATGTTCTTATAAAGAATGCAAAAAAGATTTTACTCCAAAAACCCATAATCAAAAGTATTGTTCTGATGAATGTTGCCGTATTGCTACAAACGATAAATTAAAAGAAGCATACTATGAGAAAAAGGCAAGGTTAGCGGGAGCAAAAAGATATTGTAAGACTAAAGGCTGTAATGTAGAGTTAAGTAGATATAATTCTACAAGCATTTGCGATAAATGCGTTGGTGCTAAAAAAGAAGCTGAAAGAAAAGCCCTTGTAGAAATGATAAAACGTGTCTCTGGCTAAATTAGTTAAACCTAAAGCACATAAGGTATTGGGTATAGACGCTAGCACAAATAGCTTTGCGTTTTGTCTTATGCAAGAAAAGGTTGCTGTAAAGTGGGGGGAAATAGTTTTTGAAGGATCAGATGTATACGAAAGAATACTTGATGCTAAAAGAAAGATCAAGGCGTTCAAGCATGAATTAGATACAGATTTTGTTGTAATGGAAGCAGCTATTTCAGTCAAATCCGTAGCCACTGGAATTAAGATGGCATACGTATTTGGTGCTATAATGGGAGAGTTACTTAGTGATGGAGTAGAAGTTGTGGAGATTCATCCAATAACTTGGCAATCCTATCTGGGTAATAAAAATTTTACAAAAGCTGAAAAGCAGGCGGTTAAAGATGAGTTTCCAGGCAAGTCAGAAAATTGGTACAAAGGAAGAATCCGAGAACTTAGAAAAGCTCGGACAATTACCTTTGTTAAAGGAATGGGCATTGACACTGAAAATGATAACGTCGCTGATGCAGCGGGAATAGCGTGGTATGCAATAAATGAAGTTATATGATAGTAAAGATTGGATTTACAAAAGATATGTTATAGAGAAAAAGACTGTATTGCAAATGGCAATGGAGGCTAAATGTTCTCACATGACTATCCAGCGTGAGTTAGAAAGATACGGCTTGATTAAAAAACCTAGAAAATGGACAAAATAATGTTTAAAAATTCTTTATCTATAGATAAGTCAAGATTTAACAGCATGTTCCCAAATTATGATTACGATTTTTTAAATAAGTTATTTGGGACCTGGGATCAAATTGAAGGCTCAACTTTTGGTTGGGATGATATGAATGGAAGTTTTCAACAAACATCCTTGCATAAAAAAGCTTTTCTTTTGTTAAAGCCAAAAAATATCTTAGAAGTTGGTACACACAAAGGCTCATATTCTTATTTCTGTAAGATGGAAATTCCAAGTTGTAAGATATGGACGTTTGGGATTGATCCTGAAAGCAAAACTTGCACAGATCTAATTAATGAACATTTTGGTGAAAATTTTATTACTTTTATTGAAGGTGATTCAACCAAAACAATGCCAGAGTTTAATGATAAAGTAAAATTTGATCTTGCATGGGTAGATGGTCATCACGCATATGAATATGCAATGTCGGACCTAGAGCAGTGTGCGAGACTTAAGATAAACAATATCTTAGTGGATGATTTATCTATGCCAAGTGTAAGAAAAGCTGTAAATGACTTTGCTGCAAAATCAGGATATACCTTAATAGAGGAGAGCAAAGATAGCAGAATTATTGGCTGGCTTGCTAAATGAAAAAATTTATATTTATTCCAGTTGTAAATAATTTTGATCTTTTAGAAAAAGCAGCAAGAAGTGTAAAGCCAAGGCTATATGATGATTATATTATTTTTAATAATTCTGGCTCTACAATCCCAGAGAAACTTTATTATGGCACACCCTTTAGAATTTGGGAACCATTCAATCCAAGAAGTTTTATGGAAACTCAAAACATTATGAGGCAATATGCCATTGATAATAATTTTGATTATTATTCTTTTATGCATAATGATGGTGAGATTCATGATGATTCAGATGTTAGATTGATTAATCATGTTGAGAATTTAAGTGAAAAATGGGGAGTTGTTTTTACCCATTATGATGTTTTTTGTGCATTTAATACAGAAGCTGTAAAAGAAATAGGAGAGTGGGGAGACGAATCTTGGCCTCCACAGAAATCTGGTTATTATCTAGATTGCGATTATTATAGAAGATTAAAGCTTGCAGGTTATAAAAGTTCATCATTAGTAGATTGCCAAGTTTCTCATATTGCTTCAAATACAATAAAAGACCCGATACAAGCACAAATCTGGCTAGAGCAATCACAATCAGTTGTTCTTCACTATATTAAAAAATGGGGCGGAACAAATGATAATGAAATTTATACTATACCGTTTAATGGAGTGAAATAATGAAGTCTTTAGTAACAGGCGGAGCAGGATTTATAGGTTCAAATTTAGTTGATGCTTTGATAAATCTAGGTCATGAAGTTGTTGTAATAGATAATGAATCTTCAGATTGTCATGATCAGTTTTACTGGAATGAAAAAGCATCTAATCATAAATTAGACATACGTGATTATGAAAATACAAGAGATTTATATAATGAAGTTGATTATGTTTTTCATTTAGCTGCCGAATCAAGAATTCAGCCAGCCATAAAAAATCCAATACAAGCAATTTCTGTCAACGCTGTAGGAACAGTAACAGTTTTGCAATGCTCAAGAGAAGCAGGAGTAAAAAGAGTTATTTATTCATCAACATCATCTGCCTATGGGAACAATCCAATCCCAAGCATTGAATCTTATCCAGATGATTGTTTAAACGCTTATTCAATATCAAAAACTACAGGAGAAAAACTTTGCTCTATGTATACAAAACTTCACGGACTTGATACTGTATTCTTTAGATATTTTAACGTTTATGGCGAAAGGCAACCTTTAAAGGGTCAATATGCCCCTGTTGTTGGTTTATTCCTTAAGCAATTTAAAGAAGGCATGCCATTAACAATTGTCGGGGATGGCGAACAAAAAAGAGAATTTACGCATGTTTCTGATGCAGTAAATGCTAATATTTTGGCTGCCACACTTCCAGATGAAAGTATATCTTTTGGTACATTGTATAATGTCGGGGCTGGAAAAAATTATTCAATTAATGAACTTGCATCAATGATATCTGATAGGATAGAATATATTCCACCAAGACTTGCGGAGGTTAGAATGAGTCTTTCAGATACATCTAAAATCAGGACAGATTTTGGCTGGAAATCAACGATAATGCTTGAAAAATGGATAGAGGAGAATAAGTAATGCTTAAGCCAATATATGAAGATGTAAAAGAGTTTAGATGTGATGATCTATATTTGCATGCCATAAATGCTCCAGCAGGACACAAAATCTTGGAAAAATGTCATGAAATTGCACATATGCTTATTGATAAGAATATTTCATATGGTAATTCAGCTTTGCAGCCTATCAGCATTTTTTCAAAAGGTGATGATTTAGATGGCCTTAGAAATAGAATTGATGATAAGTTAAGTCGTATTAAGAATGAACAATCATATGCGGGAGATAATGATGTTGATGATTTGATTGGTTATTTAATCTTGTATAAAGTTGGACTTGACATGAAGAGGAACAAAGCGGTATAATTAGTTATGCCAACATATGTGTATAAATGCTTAGATGATGAAAGTCATATTGTTGAAGAGCAAAGAAGTATAGATGATCGGGATCTTGATATGACTTGTGCTTGTGGTTCTTATATGTCTCGGGTAGTGGTAAATAACGTAGGAGTTCAATTCAAAGGATCAGGGTTTTATAAAACAGATAATGGATAATGAAATAGAAGTTGCAGGTCAATTTGACCAAATGAACAAGGTGGTTGAGGAATTACTTAAAGGTAATACTCCCGCACAAATTTCACGTAGCCTAGAACTTACTCGTGTTCAAGTAGATACACATATTAATACTTGGAAAGTATTGGTCCAAGATAACAATGCCATAAAATCTCGTGCTAAGGAAGCTTTAGCTGGGGCAGATGAGCATTACAATATGTTGATCAAGGAAGCTTGGCGTACAGTTGAACAAGCTGATGCTCAGGATGCATTAAATGTAAAGGCACAGACACTTAAGTTGATTGCTGACATTGAAGCAAAACGCATTGATATGTTGAATAAGGCGGGAGTCTTAGAAAATGACAGCATGACAGATACTCTTCTAGAGAATGAAAGAAAGCAAGAGATTTTAGTTGGAATACTTAAAGAAGTAACAGCCAATTGTGATCATTGTAAATGGGAAGTTTCAAGAAGATTGTCCGAGGTAACTGGACAAGTTGAGGCAGTAATAATAAATGGCTGATTTTAGTGCTTTCATTGATGCACTTGAAGGTGATGAATTTTCAGAAAAGCCTGTTACAATTGAACAATTTGTAACAGATAAAGAATATCTAGGGCTACCACCATTATCCGAATACCAATATCAAATGATTCGTGCTTCCACCCAAGTTTATAAAAGAGACACATTAATAAAACTTTATGGCCCAGAAGAAGGCGAAAAGATTTGGAAGCAAACTTGTAGTGAAGTTATTCTACAACTTGGAAAGGGTTCTGGAAAAGACTATACATCTACTATTGCTTGTGCTTATGTAGTGCATTTATTATTATGTTTAGCAGATCCAGCAGTTTATTATGGAAAGCCTCCAGGGGATGCCATTGATATTATTAACATTGCTATTAACGCAGTACAGGCTAACCGAGTTTTCTTTAAAGGATTTAATCAACGCATTACTAGGTCTCCTTGGTTCCAAGGAAAATATATTCCAAAAGCCAATATGGTTGAATTTGATAAATCAATTACAGTTCACTCAGGTCACTCAGAAAGTGAATCATGGGAAGGATATAACGTTATTGTAATTATTCTTGACGAAATTTCAGGTTTTGAACTTGAATCAACATCTGGTCATGCACAAGCTAAAACTGCATCGTCTATTTACAAGATGTATCGTGCTTCAGTTAATTCACGTTTTCCAGATTTTGGAAAAGTAATTTTACTTTCATTCCCACGCTTTAAAATGGATTATATTCAGCAAAAATATAATGAAGCGGTAGCGGAGAAAGAAGTAGTTCTTAGACATCATAGATTTAAAGTTGATCCAGATTTGCCAGATGGAACGGTTGGAAATGAATTTGAGATTGAGTGGGAAGAAGATCACATCATATCCTACAAAGTCCCTAGAATGTTTGCCCTAAAAAGACCAACATGGGATATTAATCCAACAAGAACGATTGAAGATTTTACTATTGACTTTTATTCAGACCCAACGGATGCATTGTCTCGTTTTGCTTGCATGCCACCAGATGCTACTGATGCGTTCTTTAAGAATAGAGTCGTAATTGAAAAAGCTTTTTCCAATCCAAAGCAAGGTGTAGATAGTTATGGCAGATTTGATGATGACTTTAAACCAGATCCAGAAAAAACATATTTTGTGCACGTTGACCTTGCTCAAAAGCATGACCATTGTGCCGTAGCACTAAGCCATGTTGGCGGGTGGGTAACAATGAAGATTGGCGATAAATATAAAGAATCAGCACCCAGAGTTATTATAGATGCAGTAAGATATTGGACACCTACAGCATCAAGGTCTGTAGATTTTACAGAAGTTAAAGATTATATAATTAGTTTAAGGCAACGTGGTTTTAATTTAAAGATGGTTACATTTGACCGTTGGAATTCACATGATATGATGCAGCAATTAAAAGCCAATGGAATCAATACTGAATTACTTTCAGTTGCTAAAAAGCATTATGAAGACATGTCTCTTACTTTAACTGAAGAAAGATTGCATGGACCACATATTCAATTACTTATAGATGAGTTGTTACAGCTAAGAATTGTAAAGGATAAGGTAGATCACCCTAGAAAGGGCTCTAAGGACCTTTCTGACGCTGTTTGTGGGGCTGTTTACAATGCTATTGCATTGACCCCTCCAGATGCTGACCAAGAGGTTGAGATCTACTCTTATGATGGTGTCTTTGCTGATGAGATTGAGCAATTAAAGAAAGAATCTGATGCCAGATTAAAAGGAACCATTAAGATGCCAGATAGACCAGTTATGCCCTCAAACTTGCGTGAATATATGGGGCTGGAAGATGATGAAGATGAAATCCCTGTTGACAGCTTTAGAATTCTATAGTAGACTACAGTCTATAACTACTAACAAAGGATAGAAATGCTAGCAAATGGAACAATGAAAACGATTGATAATGAAGAAGATATTTATATCTCTTTGACGCAATTGTGTGATTATTTTGTAAAATCTGTAGTAAACATGAATAAAGAAATTGAAGATGTAGATTCAAAAGACAAACGTTATGCACAAGGTCTTATTGATATGATGGGAACTATTGCATCAGAAATTGTTGAATTGGGTAAGTTTGAAGCACAGCGTAGAATGATTGATACTCCACAAGATATCTTGGATATGTTTGACAAAAGAAATAATGGTAATATAGAATAAGCAGTATTGGGGTGTAGCTCAGCTGGCAGAGCGTCCGACTGTTAATCGGAATGTCGTAGGTCCGAGTCCTACCACCCCAGCAAATTACCAATAACCTAACAGAGAGAGTATAATTATGAATATGACAGTAGAACAAGAAGTATCAGAAGAAAAGAAATATATTTTAGGGCCTATTGATCGTTGTGATCAATGTTCTGCTGAAGCCTTAGTTCTTATTAAAGGTGTTAATGGAGAATTGATGTTTTGTGGTCATCACTATAACCGCAATGAAGCAGCATTAGTAAACTTTGCATATGAAATTGTTGATGAAAGAGATAAGTTAATAGAGAACAAATTAGTGGGGGATGCTCACGCTTAATAAAATAAGTGGGAGTAGCTTAGTTGGTTAAAGCCCCGAACTCATAATTCGGTAATCGTCGGTTCAAGTCCGACCTTCCACACAAGGCTATAGGTAGCACACCTTAGAATGGTATAGTTACATATAACAAATATAGGTACCCGCATGTAAGAGTTCGGGGAGATAGGGCAGAGTCATTCTGTGCTGGAATATCTACCTATAGCCCCTTTTGCGAATATTGCATAGTGGTAGTGCGTAACCTTGCCAAGGTTAATGTGCGGGTTCAATTCCCGCTATTCGCTCCAATAATGTATAATAGATTTATAATGACAGATGCACATGATCAAAATATGACTTTTTCAATTCTGGCACATATTCCAGAACATGATCCACGAGAAAAAGACCCAAACTATAAATTCTTTATTGCAGCTAAAAAAAAGATTAAAAAGGCGGGACTTTGGAAATGTGTCATTAATGATGATTTATGTGGAGGTCAACCAGAATTACACCACACACATGTAGAATTTAGTCAAATACCAAATGCTGATAAGCATAAAATAGAAGAGTATTTTGGCTTACATTTTACAAATGACCAAGAATTTGCTGAATGGCTGGAAAGTCCAGGAAATCTTGAAGTATTATGCACAAATCATCATAGAACACACTACGGCATTCATACTTTACCCCACGCTTTGTGGGAGTCTCTTAGGTTTAGAAAGGCAGGAACTAAGCCTGCAGCAGAGGTAATACCTAATAATAGTATTAAATCTCGTAAAGTTAGTGATATAATTAAAACAGATAAGGAGCAATAATGCCATATAATATTAAACAAGTTGGAGATAAATTTGCAGTAATTGCAACTAATACTGGTAAAGTGGTTGGAACTCATCCATCTAAAAAGAAAGCACAAGATCAACTTGCTGCATTATATGCTAATGTTAAAGATGTTAAAAAGTGTATGACTTGTGGATGTGATGATCTAGGAAATGATCATCATTATATTTCAGATACAGAAAAATGCACATCATGTATTGATAAAGGTCAAGGACCTTGCTGGGATGGATATGAATACGCAGGGACTAAAGATCAAGATGGCAAAACTGTTCCTAATTGTATTCCCGTCAAAAAATCAGACGGCGGTTATCAACCAAACGCAGGCATGAAAGCAGCAGCACGTCGTGCGTTAAAGTGGAGAGATGCTGGTATGGCAACAGGTGCAGGAACTCCTGTAGGTTGGGGTCGTGCAAGTGATATTGTTGCAGGAAGATCAATGTCCCTTGATACAGTTAAAAGAATGTATTCTTTCTTTTCACGTCATGAAGTTGATAAAAAGGGTAAAGATTGGGACAAGCCATCACATGGAAAAATTATGTGGAATGCTTGGGGCGGAGATGCAGGTTATGCCTGGTCTCGTGCCATAGTAAATAAAGAAAATAAAATTGAAAAAGATATTCTATCTGGTGGATATGGATTTAAAATTGAATTTAATGTTCCAGACTGTCAAGGTGGCTATGCAATCCTAAAGGCAGGTACAGGGCAGGTAATTGGATGTTATACAACCAAAGAACATGCACAGGAAGCTATGAATGCAATTGCGGTAAATCAACCAGATGTAACTAAGTCAGCAAATCCTACTCCAACAAAAGATTCAACATCTATATGGGACGGAATATTTCTGCCACTAGGTGATGCGATGTCTGGTACAAACTATGGCTCAATTGAAGGGGATACTGGGTGGCAATCTACTTATAATAGCCCTCCACAACATGATGGCAAGCCATCAGTAGGATATGGTAATTCATCTAGCCCAAAGGGTAGCTCAAACCAATAATCTGGTATAATATATTTACAGGATGCCTTCGGGGTCCTGAATATAACTAACTTGCTGAAAAGGAGCTAAGTAAAATGACAAACGAAAAATGGGTAACAACCCCATCAACATATAACGCATCACATCACTACACAACCACAACAAATCCATTTATTCAAATTGAAAATTGGTTTAATGATCCATTCTTCCTTGGATTTAATGATCAATTTGTAAGATGGAACACAAATAAAAAGACACTATCTTCATTCCCTCCATATAATGTAAAAAAAGTTGATGAAGATAATTATATTATTGAACTTGCGGTTGCGGGATATGACCGTGAAGATCTTGATATAAAGGTTGAAAAAGATACTCTCACCATAAAAAGTGAAAAAGAAAATGACGATAAGTCTGAATTCTTGCACAAAGGCATTGCTGGTCGCAATTTCACACAAACTTTCACCCTAGGTGAATATATGGTTGTGAAGTCCGCAGCCCTGGAAAATGGTTTACTAACAGTAAAAATTGAACGTGAACTTCCAGAAGAAGCTAAGCCAAAAACAATCAAAATCAAATAATGATATAATATAAATCTGCACCCTTTCATCGGGGAGTCGCAGGGAAGGACCTGAGCATGTCTGCGTAAAACTGCTCATCTAACAAAGGATAATCATGACTCAAAAACAACATAAAGTTGCAAAAGCACTAGAAATTCGTATTGCAAGCATGCCTAAAGGTGCGGGGTTTAAGAAACCTGGTTCCATGAATAAGAAAAAGACTGGTTACGCTAAAGCATCAAAATAATGTATAATTAGTCATATGTGGAAGCGTATGGCATTATACTTAGATAAATATCCAGCGAGAGTGTCTGGTTATCTGTCTGCTATTGTTTTAAATGCTTCTAAAATGTGGAAAGATCTTCCAATGAGTTTATTGATTCCAGCAGCAATGTTACTTATAGGTATGGGAGAAGCAAGTCAAAGAGCAGAAGATAGAAAAACTCTTAAAGCTTTATATACTGAAAATGATCCACACAAGCCAGATGACACAATAATTGCTGAAATGTTTAAAGATATGCATGACGGGGGAAAGAAATGAATGAGTTAGAACAAGATTTAATTAAACTACAATCAATGGTAGTTAAAATGTATATTCAATCACATGGGTATCATTGGAATGTTGAAGGATCTAATTTTCCACAATACCATAAATTTCTTTTAAAAATTTATTCAGATGTTTATGAATCAATTGATCCAATTTCAGAAAACATGAGAAAACTTGGATTTAAAGCACCATTTGGATTAGAAACATGGAGTCACAATAGTGATTTAATTACTAATAATAGTTCGGACATATCCGCCAAACAAATGCTACAAGAATTATCTTCAACAAATATTGTGGTTATTGCTATGCTAAAAAGAGCATGCGATAATGCAAACAAGTTAGACGAACAAGGATTAGTTAATTTTCTTGCTGATAGATTAGACAAGCATAATTTTTGGCAATGGCAATTGACAGCGACCTTAAAGCCATAGTATAATACAATTATAACTTGATAAAAGGTCTTCTTAAATGAAGGCCTTTTTCATTTCCCGTTCGTCCAACTGGCAGGACATTGGCCTTTGAAGCCAAGAATCGTGGTCCGAATCCACGACGGGAAGCTGGGATATAGTGTAACGGTAGCACAAGAGATTCCAAACCTCTTGGAGTGGGTTCAATTCCTACTATCCCTGCCATGCCCTTATAGCTCAGTGGATAGAGCAGATCGTTTCTACCGATAAGGTCGGGAGTTCAAATCTCTCTAAGGGCGCAAATAAGGTATAATAAGAAATGAGGAAGTGCAAATTGGAATATGATCCTTCAGATGAAGAGCATGCAAGAATAATGGATTACCTTGTTAGTGAAGGTGCTGCTATTTTTGACGGCGTAGATGAAGATGGTGAACCAATTTATATGTTTGATATGGAAGTTTTGGAAGAAGTTATGCCAGACTTACATCAAGTAATGGTAGATGATATGGACAAAGTTTTAATTGATTTATATCAAGAAGGACTAATAGATGTCTCATATGATGAAAATCTGAATGCACAAATGTCTATTTCAGAAGAAGGAAAAGCCCGTCTTATAGAGCAGGGATTTGATTTAGATGGTTCTGCAGAAGACGAGTTTTAGGGTATAATAAGACAATAAGGCGGTGATTTAAATATGGATAATAATCAACAAGGTACAGAGGGTGGCGTAGAGCAACCTTCATCAGCAACACCAGTTACAGAGCAAGCAGGTCCTGCATCAGCATTGGCTGCTGCACCACAAGTAGATCTCGGTGTAAATAACGCAGGGACTCTTAATGTTGGAACATCTTTCACTGGTAAAGATGTATCAATGACAACACCTCAGCATGCTGGTGGACCAATCGCATCAACTGAAGCGGGGTCACACGCATAATGAATACACAAGAGATTAATAAATTTATAGATGATGTAAAAGATGCTCTTACAAAGGCCATTGGAACTTCATCTTCAATTAATGAAGAGCGTGACGAAAGAAGCGTTGAAAATTATGTAAGGGACGGAGGTAATACAATGGAAAATACAACAGAACCAGATCCACAGGGTGATATTGCAGTAACAAAGGTAATCAGTGGTGCAACAGCACCTGCTGGCGATCAATCAGTTACAGATGCACCAGAAGGTCCAGTACCTACAAACGAGACATTTCCAGCAGAAGGCGCAGCAATTGCTCCAACTTCAGAGGATTTGGCGGTAGCAGATACTGTTAACATTGCTAAGGCAGGAACTTGCTCAGAGTGTGGTCAAACACTACCAGCTGAGAAAGTTGAAAAAGCAGCATCATCTGATGAAGTAACTGAAGAGCTTGAAAAGGCAGATGAAATTGCTAAAGCAGATACATGTGCAGATTGCGGTAAGGCTATGAGTCTTTGCGATTGCATGGGTAAAGCTGCGGATGAAGCAGAATCTAAAGAAGAAGCTGCAAAAGAAACTCCAGCAGATGAAAAAGCAGAAATGAAAAAGTCAATTTGGGGCGGAGCTTTCAGTGCTCCACTAATTCCAAAACTTTAAACCATATATACGTATATATATTCAAGAGGACGGTAACCCCGTCCTCTTGCATTTAACAAAGGAGAAATCATGAGAGTATTAGTTTTTGGTAGTAAAGAATGGACAGATTACAGCGAATTAATTCGTCAAGTTACTGTCCTATTGGATGACCGTAAACACTTTTTCCCAGATGACAAAGAATACTTGTTTATTCATACTGGGCAAAAAGGTGCTGAAAATATGATCACTGAATACATAGGTAAGACTGAAAAATTTTTACGTCAAAAAGGCTATAAAATCAAAGAAGAATTAGTTAGAGATAAATCTTCATTTTCAGATGTTACTTTAATTGAGTCTACTCCTGACTTTGCATTGGTATTTGGCTCATCATCAAGAAATCTTGCATGCGTAAAAATCCTTGAAACTTTTGGAATACCTTTTAGATTCATTAAAGAATAAGCTTGACACATACAGTATCTAGATGATACAATTAAGTATAACAACCCTACTAACAAAGGAAAGATATGACAAACATTGAGCCATTGGGTGGCCTTGTATTGCTAGAAAAGCTAGAGCAAGAAGATAGAACAACGGCATCAGGACTTGTTTTATCTGCAGTTACTCTTGATGCAGAATTAAGTCGTGGGACAATCATTGCGATTGGACCAGGAGAAAGAGATCAAGAAGGTAGAATTCATACGGTCCCCCTAGAAGTTGGACAAATTGTATTTTATAACGATGCTAATGCTACAGAAGTTAAAGATTCACAAAACAATACATATCAATTCGTCAATTGGCGCAACCTATTTGGAGTAGATAAAAATGGCTAAAATTACATTGAATTATGAACAAGCACACAATTTTGTTGAAAAAAACAAAAAAGAAGGTTTCTTTTGGGATGGATATACTATCGTAAGATGGGCTCCAAGCAAAAGTGCTTTTATGGATCCAAAAGGCATGTTCAGAAATAACAAGTGGGGATTTGCAAATCGTTATCGTTTAAAGTCGGACGGTACTTGGGATGTAAGTGATAAATATGCCCAACTTATTTGAAAAGCTTGGGATAGATGAACTAGATGTAAAGTGGTATCACTTAGCAGCCTGTAAAAATATGTCAATCAATTGGTTCTACGATGATTATGAAAATGACAAGGAGCTTGCTAAACAAATAGATCAAGTTTGTTTGAGTTGTCCTGTTATTAAACAATGTCATGCAGAAGGAATTGAGAATAAAGAAAAGGGTGTAAGGGGTGGTGTTTATATGGATCTTGGAAGACCAGATAAGCAACATAATTCACATAAAGATCAAGAAGTTTGGAAGAAACTGAAAAAAATTCATGGCAAAAATACAATACACAATTGAAATGGCTAAAAAAATACGGGAAATTAAATGTCCCGTAAAGCATTTAAAAATGGATATTAGGGCTAGACCTAATTATCTGGCTGTAACCGTGTATGAAGAGAATGTTATGGAATATAATGAAAGCCAAAGATTTCAATTAATGGAATATCTTTTGTTGGTAAGACAGTTAATAATGGCTTACGGAACACCATGTGAAATAGAAGGGATAGCAACTCCAAATGTCAATAAATGAAAATGAAGATACAGTAAAGTATGTTTATCTTTCAGATGAAGGCATTTACGGCACCATTGTTTCTTATGGCGCATATGCATCAATAATTGAATATTATGATGCGGGAATAAGATATACCATTGAAGTTATTAATGATGACTTTATAATTATAGATGAAATAGGCATAGGGTATGTAGATGAAATTGAAGAAGAGGAAGAATTAGAATGAAATGCTTTTCGTGCGATAAGCAAAAAGATCAGCTACATCCATTTAAATCTGCAATTATTAATGGAGTTAATTTATTTATGTGTCAAGAATGTATAGACCTTAAGTTAGAACCTAGGTGGGTTGTAATTTTGGGCGGTAGGCAGAATGGTGCTGACTCAGTTAGAGATTACATTATTAAGCGTCGTTATTTAGGTAAAACAATATCTGCGGAGGAATTAATTGCTTAAGGTTACGAATGATGTAAATGAATTTATTGCTGAAGATGAATGTGTAGTTTATTTTACAGCAACATGGTGCAGCCCATGTAAACAATTAAAGCCACATTATGGCAAAGTAGCCGTAATGGATCCTGAAACTAATTATTATATGGTTGATGTTGACGAAATGACAGCAAATATGCTAGAATATTATAATCTGAAGAGCATTCCTCAGATTTTTGTTATGAATAAGGGAGAAATCCTCAAACCAATTCTATCTCGTACAAGCGAGGGAATATTAGGAGAACTGGGTAAAGCATGACAACAATTGTGGGTGTAGTTAAAAACGGACATGTCATTATGGGTGCTGATAGTCTAGTAACTGCAGGAACAAACAAACATATTCATCCACAAATGGCAAAAATTATTAATAACAACGGCTATTTACTTGGCGGGGCTGGTGATGTAGCAGCATGTGATATTTTTATGCATCTATGGATTCCACCAATGCCAAATGCATCACAAAGAAAAAATCTTTATAAGTATATGATTACAGATGTTGTGCCTTCCATGAAAGAAGCACTTGAAGAAAATGGATATAAGCTTGATAAAGAAGATAAAGATTCTGGATTTGAAATTCTTTTGGCTGTAGATGGAGAACTATTCAACATAAGCGATGATTTTAGTGTTTTAATGGATCAAACAGGCATTTATGGTGTTGGTTCGGGTGCACCATTTGCTGTGGGGGCTTTGCATACAGGTGCTACTGTAGAAAAAGCGTTAGAAATTGCAGAGAAACTTAGTCCATATACGGCAGGTCCATTTCAAATTGTTAAACAAAGTAAGAATATAAGGTCAAGATAAGACTTGACAAAAATATAACTAATACGCTATAATCAATTATTGGCTGCGATTGGCAGTCATTATCCTGTACAGGGATACTAACTAGATAGGAAAAACATGAAGGTAACAAAGAAGATCGCACTTGCTTCTGCTGCAGCTCTAGCAATCGTAGGACTCTCTACTTCTGCTCACGCTGCCCCGCTGGCAGTAACAGTAGCAGGCAGTGCAAACACAACTGTAAACACATATGCTGGCTCACAAGCAGTAGCAGTCCCATCATCAAATGTAATTGATGCGGGTCACTCAGTAGCCCTTTCTGCAACAGCAGATACAGGTACTGTAGTATCATTCGTAGCATCAGGCGTTAAGCTTGTTGTTGCACTTGATTCAGTAGCAGCACCTAAGACGGTTGCATCAGGAATATCATCATATTCAGCAACTTCACAAGGTTCAGCAGTAACTGTCTATGCTTACACAACTAGCACATCAGTTGGTTCTGTAACCATTACAAATGGTGCATATTCAACAGTAGTTTATATTCACGGAACATCAGGAACAATTTATAATGTTTCTGTATCACTTCCAGGTGCAATTGCAACAGGTACAATTGGTACTGTAGCAGCAACAGCAACAGACGTATTTGGCAACCCAGTTGAGTCAGCATCTTTGGCTGTAACATTAGTTAATGGTACATTCTCAGATCTTTCTACAACAAAGACATTGGTAACATCAACTAAGGCTGCAGCAGATGCAGACCTAACTGGTGCTACAGTGTGGGGCTCTGCTTCATATAAGCTTGCACCAGCAACTGGTTCTTCAATTACAGCAGTAGTTTCAACTTCTGCTTCAATTACACCAGTACTAGGACTTGCTACTCCAATTACAACTGGAGCAATTTCAGTGTCTATTTCAGACCTTAATGCAACAATTTCATCATTGTCTGCACAACTTGCTAATGCTAACGCTGCGCTTGCAGCAGAAAAAGCAGCCCACGCTGCTGATGTAAAATCCGCTGCAGATGCACACGCTGCTGATGTAAAATCCGCTGCAGATGCAAAGGTTCTAGCAGATGTTGCCCTTGCAACAGAAAAGGCAACACATGTTGCTGATTCCGCAACAGCAACCGCAAAGTACAAGGCACTTCTTGCTAAGTACAATGCAAAGGCAAAGCGTTATGGCTTTGCAACAACTAAGTAATTAGTATAACCTTGGGGGCAGGAGAAATCCTGCCCCTTTTGGTATAAAAAAATTGGAGAAATAAATGCAACAATGGCAATCATGGGCACTTTCTTGTGTTGGTGTTATAGGAATTTACCTGACTGGTCGTAAAAACTGGCGGGGATATGCAGTAGGAATAGTAACTGAATGTGCTTGGGTATGGTATGCCATTACAACAAAGCAATGGGGATTCATATTTGGATCAACAATTTATATTTCAGTGTATTTTTTCAACATTAATAAGTGGCTTGAAGAAGCAAGAAAAAATAGAATTAGAAACATGTTTCATATTAACCCTATGAACTATAATAAAGGGAGTAAATAATGTCTAGCGTACCAATTCCAATGAATCAACTTGAGGATATTACAACAGCAGTAGCAAGAGATTTGCTAGAGCAGTGGGCAATCAATGATCGTTTTACCTTAGAAGAGCTTGAAGAAGCAAAAAAGAATGTAGTAGAAGACACCATTTTTGTTATTAATAATTTTATGGAGCATTTTAATAACTTGATGATGCAAGCGTCACAAGAGACAAAATCCGTAATTAAATAAATATAATGGTATAATTACCTTGTAATAAAAATCTTTTTATTAGAGGTGTATCATTAAGCATTTATTCAAAAGTTTTAATGTAAAAGTTGAGGAATTGTCCGATTGGACAGCTCAAATTTCTGCACACCCACTTTTTGTTATTTTCCATGCTATTTGGTGGGGAGTATGGATTGGATGTGGCGTAGAAGCCTTCCCATATGGTTTATTGACCCTTATAGTGTCCTTAGAGGCCATTATATTGTCTTCCCTATTACTTTCTTCAGGTAATCGTGAAGGGGAGCAAGAAAAGAAAATTGCACGTAAAGATCTATCTATATCTAAAGAAACTAAATGGATGGTTGAAGATATTCATGAGGCCATTAGAGATATGCAGGAAGACATTAGAAACCTCAAGGATGAGGAGGAATAATGGACTGTTTGTTACTTTGGGCTAGCATGGGCATTATTGTTGGACTATCCTTCAAATGCCATTTAAAGCGTTGGCATAAGAATTAATTGACAAAAGCTTTTGCTATCTGATAGACTAAAGACATGATAACAAAAGCAGAACATAGAACTAACATCCTTCCATTGAGATGGTTTGCTAATTTTTGTAACCATATTGGATCCCCTAGTATATTATATTTATTTGACTTTCAAGATGAAGGTATAACAAGCGGGATTAAATGGAGATACCATCATTTTATGTGGAAATGGACATGGGCTATTTATAGCAAATGGGGAACAATGCATACAATAATCAGCTGGGACATGACAGAAGATATTGATAAAGATGAATTCTGAGTCTGAGTTTGATAAAGAATTTCCTATTGACAAAACACAACACTATTTGATAGACTAAGGTCATGCAAACATTCCTTCCATCAGGCAGTTCATTATTTTCTGCACAGATACTAGACAATAAAAGATTAAATAAACAAATACTTGAGGGGTATCAAATCCTTAAAGTTCTAGCCACCAATGGCAAAGCTTGGCGTAATCACCCAGCAGTACTAATGTGGGAAGGCCATGAAGGTGCCTTGTTAAATTATGTTCATAACATGATTACAGAAGCTAAACATCGTGGGATTAAAACAGTAAATAACGAAGCCAACATTAATGCTTTAGCTGCACAATATAATACTCAATGGGATAATTCAAAGCCAGACTGGATGCTAGACAAAGTAAAATTATCTAGGGTTGTGGCAACTCATAGAGCAAATTTATATCGCAAAGATCCAATTTATTATGCTGAGTATTCCTATGCAGTTGATAATGAATACAATAAGCCATGTTGCCCAAAGTGCCAATATTTTTGGCCTACACACCCATTAAAAAGGAGTTAATTTAATGTCCAGGGTTGTAATATGCACTATATGCAAGAGGGAAATTGAAGTTCGCACGGGAATCATGGCAAATGAAACATTAAGCAGACATACATCAAAGGAACATAAATGAATAAAGTGCAATGTGGAAAATGTAGTGAAATTCTTATTCCTACAGATATTCATGAATTAAGATATTGTGGTTGTGGAGAAACATTTATAGATGTTGGAGATGGATTTGCGAACTGCGGATTTTTGAGTATTCCTCCTAATATTTTAATTTCAAAAAATGAAAAATCAAAAAATGAAAATTAATTATGGTAAGCAAACATCTTCTTTTTCATTAGGAATATATGTCCATAACTGGGGATATCCAGTAAAACATGAATGGGAAATAGGGCTATATTTATTAAAGTGGTATGTTGGAGTTGAATTTTACAAATGAGCAATATATATAATACTTGCCCAGATTGCGGGAATGTGAGAAAAAGGCATATGCCTCTAGGTGATAAAAAGCTATGTATTGATTGTTATGAAGAGTACGCTGGATCCGCTTGGGTAAAAGAACAGAAAGAAAAAGATGCATAAAGAATGTCGTGAAGAATTAGCTAATGAAATTTGGCAGCGTCATTTAGATGGTAGTGATTTTAAAGTTCAATGGACAAATCATCACGGTCTAGAAAGATGTGACTGTGAAGAATTAGTAGAATGGTTAAAGAATTCGGAGGCAAACAAATGAGCATAGGATTAAACTTACTTATTATTTCAATTTTGATTGGAATCATTGCTTGGTTTTGGGACGGAAAATGAGCGAAAAAGAAGTAATAATAACATATTATATGCATGCGGAAAAATGGAGATTTGATTTAGTTTTTGGAAAATATAAGTTGGGCGGGATGGGCAACAGCCTAACAGAAGTAGAAGATAAAGCTAATTTTGCCTTAACAGGACTTCCAAAGCATGACATAGTGCATGTAAAATATACACCAGGGAGATCTGTTGTACCTGCAAAAGGAAATATATCTGATTCATTTATAAAAGAAGTGATGCAAGATAATGAAGAAATCTTAGATAAACTTGGCTCTGATTATGATGATCAAGGTATTCCATATTGGGAAAAATGGCCTGTCCCCTTGACAGATGAAGAACAAGAGTGATACAATAAGAATTCAAGGGCAGAAAGCCTTTGAAATGCGGGACTAAAAAGTCCTACTACGACTAGAAAAGGAAAAAGATATGCCAAATCCAGAAATGGTACTGCGAGGAAATCTCGCATCAGATCCCGAATTTAAAACTTTTTCAACAGGAAATCTGTTGAAGTTTCGGGTTGTTACAAACGAACGGACTCAAGATGCTTCGGGCAATTGGGTAAACAAGGATACGTCAGGTTGGAACATTGAAGTATGGGGAAACCTTGCTGATAAGTGGCACAACACGCTCCAAAAGGGCTCTGGCGTTCAAATCCTAGGCAAGGCACGAGAGCGTCAGTTTGAAGATAAGACTGGCTCAAAACGTTCTGTAGTTGAAATTAAGGCTACCTCAGTAGGCCTTACAGATGTTAAAAGCTCCAGTCCTGCACGAGTAATCAATAGCTCAGATGATGTCTGGGATACTTCGGGTAACACACCCTTCTAAATAACATTGGTCATGGACAGGTAAAGATATGAGGGGAGTGCTCGTCCAAAGCACTGTCTTCTCTGCCCCTCATATTACCAACTATAAAATTGGAGCGAAAAATGAGCGAAAAACAGGAAAGCTATTTGCACACATATGAGTTTACTTGTAAGTGCGGTGGCGAGATGAATTCTAATTTGAGTAAACAGATAGATGAAACTCCTACCTGTCATTTTTGCGGGGAACTAATGGTAATGTCATTTTACCTAAGATCACCAGACACTAGGGCGGAACCAGAACAATGAAATTTTTAATTGAAGTAACAAAGACCCTTTATACTAATATAGAGGTAGAAGCAGAAGACCATGAAAAAGCATATGAACTTGCTGAAAGCATGGGGCTAGAGCTATTGGATTTTAATGAATTAGACCCATACTATGCAATCAGTGCGGTTACTGCTCCTGACGGGGAGAATCTAAATACAAAAGAACCTGAACAAGAGGCGATAGAAGAATGACATCTGTAATAGTTTATGCAATCATTTTTGTAGCAATGTGGCTAGCTTTTATGGTATTTGTAATGCCTATCATTGCTTTAATATTAGGCTTAAATGTTGATAAAGTAGACGGCATGATTGAGCGAAAAAGGAGAAAGAGAAATGACAAATAAAGAAAATGAAAATATCATTGAATTTAAAAGTAAGTCGCAAAAGCGACGAATTGTAAAAGAATTGGGCGAAGATATGGATAAAGCAGAAGTATCTGATGAAGACTTTGCAGTCTTCATGGAAGCCTTTTTAGGACCATATAAGGGTGGAGGATATAACCCAGAATGAAAAAGAAAATTAAAGATTTTGATCCAAAAGATATCAAGATGGTAAAAATGCCAAGCACTCCGTATATGGCGGAACTCAACCGCCAAATGGAGGCAGCCAGAACAGAAGAACAGCGTTCCGCTGTTTTTGCTAAGATGCAAGAGTACATGGACAAGTTAGGACTAACGCCAAAATCATGAAGAAGAACAATGTAGCAGTCTCGCAGAGAGGCCTTAAAAGGGACTCAAAAAATAAGGCAAGACTTAAGAGAGCAAAAGCTTTGCGGGAGTTTAATCATATGGCTGCCCAAGTTAAGTTTATGCAGGACTATGTAAACAAGCAAAAGGAAGAAGCAGATGCAAGTCAAAGTAGTTAAACTTGATCCGTCTGCAATCCTTCCGACCTATGCAAAGGCGGGGGATGCAGGAGCAGACCTATATGCTAATGAAACTACAGTAGTATGGTGTAATGATAAAGAAATCATATCTACAGGTATATCAATGGAAATTCCAGAGGGATATGTAGGCTATATCAATCCTAGATCTGGTGTTGCTGCAAATCATAATGTAACTGTACTTAATGCTCCAGGAACTATTGATTCTGGATATAGAGGCGAAATTAAGGTTATCCTATTCAACCATGATAAGTGGAATAAGTTTCAAATAACCAAAGGCGATAGAATTGCTCAAATGGTATTTCATAGAGTGGAATCAGCTGAATTTATTGAAACCAATCAACTGAATATTTCAGAGCGTGGGGATACAGGATTTGGAAGTTCGGGGGTATAAATGAGTAACTATCAATACGCAAGTATAGTCATAGCACTATGCATATTGCTATTTAGAACAGATCCAAGAAATAAGGACAAATAATGGAGAGATATAACCTAGATATAGAGGTTCCAAAAGAACCCTTACATGGTGGTCAATTTACCTTTGGTGCAGTTATTGATCAACTCATGAGGGAAAATGATGTATATCCAAATGGGTTTTATGTCATGATCAGGGATATGGAGATTTTGCACCCAGAAATCCCACAACCCAAACCATTCTATCAATTACGCCTAGCATTCAACAAGAATCAAGATGTGGTAATCAAGGCGGGGGAATCCGAGTGAATCCCTTAATCCTAGTAATCCTAGCTATATATACTATAGGTATTATATACGGTATACATAGATATGAAGATAAGATCAAAGACTTAAACTCTCAAATAGAGACCCATATAGCATCATATTACAAAAGTGTAGATATCATCTCTTCACTTGATAAGGATAATGAAACCCTAAAAGCTCAGATTGAGCAGATAAAGGTTATAAATACAGAACTCAAGGCTGGATTACATACTGGATATCCCGCCCCAAATATACACTAATATATGAAAAAGGAGATAGATATAAAGTCCAAAGATCAAAATACTTGTACACACAAATTCACCATCCTAGCGTTTGCTATTGTATGTGAATATTGTGGTTATAAGTGGAATAAAGTGGAGTAAAGTGGAGAATAGATTCCATAGAATGAATAATAAATTCAGTTTATATATATAGATACATGTTACCTAGTTATTGAGCATAACATATTGCCCATCGTAATGTCAAATCCTGTGCATATGATATATATCACATAAAAAATAGGGTGATTTTGCACACATTTTTGATCATTTCTGATGTATATTGGACAATATTGGATTAAATGTACATTATTCTGTGTGAAAATGATCACATTTTATATATATTTATTTTTTGATACATTTATATGATCATATACACACATGTCCAGCGAAATATAGCTCTATTCGTAATGTATTATATATAGGTACTAGATGGTATTATAAGATCCAGTGAAAATTCCCGCCCTTCGTAATGTCAGGCAAAATAATCATTCATTCGTAATGTCCGATAGATTAATTAACCGACACGGCAAATATGGGTGATCACATGTATAATAAAACAAATAGGGCCCTACAGCTCATTCGCTGTAAGGCCCAAGGCTTTTATGTAGCAGCCTCTATGATGAGATATACTCAGTATTATTAACTGGCATTCTCGTTTCTCCCGTCAGGCCCAACTCCGTCAGGGAAAATCTAAGTGCTTGGCATGTCTTCTTGACTTCTGATAAGTGCATTGGTATAGTATGTGAATCTGCCATTTGGATGATATAGTTTGTGAAATACTGTATGAATGATTCATTCACGTATGTATTCTCACGTTGCATTTGTAGTGCTAGGACTGCAGGCGAGAACCTGCTATCTGCGAGACCTGCTGCTAACTTATCATGAACCTTGTCTTCTAAACTAGCCATTAATGGTCCTCCTCTTCTTCATAGTCAACTTCTTGAATTAAATCATTATCAACCAGCCAGTCTACAACATCTGAGGGCTCTATGTCAAATCCGCCCCAGGGCGTTTCCCATAATGTATCCCAAACTTTCTTCAGATCTATCTCTGGAGTCAACTGATATTCGCCATATGCTTCAATATCCATAACAGTGTCACGGATAGTGTCCCAGACAAAGAGCCAACCAAGGCCAGAGACGGGGAGGGTAGCAATGTCATCTAGCATACTATTTAACTTAGTATATAGTTCATCACCTAGACCTTCATTAATCATTTAAAACCTCTATTCTATTTACACGACATACTTCGCCTTCATATATGTCTACATTAATAAGATCTTGTACAGCATTCCACCATTTTTCATCTAACTCTAATTCAACAAAATAGGTCTTCATTCCCCCACCTTAAAATAGAAATCATCATCTTTAGTTAATTTATAATACTCGTTATATTGCTTTTGCAGTTCGGGCCCTGCAAACATCATGACTTGATGTTCTATATATTCTGGGCCCTCATCTGCATGAGTATTAATCCATTGGTCCAATAAATGATCTTTGATATCTTCATCTATAGCGTCTAATGACATTTGGTTTACTGTGTCTAGGAATTCCATTACTTCCCCGCCTTTGCAAAAGCAATTGCATAAGT